AATGAAAAAGGAGGGGAATTTAACCCCTCCAATTTTTTTTACCTTTAATTAGCTCTATTGCCATTTACCTTCAAATCTTTTCCTTCCTTATAACTTGGTAATCTTGACTTTAATTTAGTCTCTTTAACTCCTGGTATTACTCTTGATTTACGGAATTGATTATCAATACTATCCTTCTCTATATTTTCTTTACTCCTAAGGATGTCGATCTTTGTTTCTTTTATATCCTTTATTATATTATCTCTGTACTTACCATTTGTATTTTGATATATAACATCATTTTTCATCTTAGAGTCTATCTTAGAGAAATCATTTACACCTAAAATACCTAGTGGTGTAAATCTAACTAAATCAGGTACAGCATAATCAGTGTACATATATTTATCCATCTTTGTCAATGCAGGAAACAATATATTGAATGCGTCTTGAGTTAATTGCTTCTTAATTGCCACTTTTGTTAATCCAGCCTTTATTGGTGTTTGAAATACATTATCCTTAAACGCATCATAACCCCTCTCTCCTCTTCTTGATTGAATCATCTGCTTATTAGCAAACTCAGCAGCAAAATTGTAAGATGCCTTTGTAAAGTTGTTTGACCTTGAGAACATCATTCCCATAAATAATTTAAGACCCTCTGTTGTTGTAACTTCCTCTGCTGACTTATTACTTCTATAATCAGACAATATACTTGCTGCCTTAGTAACTATAAGTTTATCTATTTGTTTACTAGACTCTCTTGTAGCTCTATTACTCAAGAAGTTAGTGTCAGCCATATACTTCTCTATCTTCAAGATATAAGAATCTATTTCATCTTCTGTAAATAATTTATAACCTTGTTGTGAATTAAGGAGTCCTAATACACCTACAATTTCATCATCTGACTTACCAAATCCTTTATCCATATCAGAGAAGAATACTTCAACAAATGATTTATCGTATTCGTATTTACTATTATTTATCTCTCCTATCTTATTCTTAACTTGATTGTCAAATAAATCTCTATTAAGATAACCATAAATAATATCATAAGCCGCAGCAAAATCTTTATTCTGCATAAGTTTATATCTAATCTGGTCATACTTAGCTAAATCCTCTACATTTAATTCTATTATATTACCATCAGCATCTTTTTGTATAGGGTAGTCTAATAAGAAGTTATTTACCTCCTTAATAAAATCATCGTCACCTGACAACTTATCGAAAGACACTTTTAATTTCTCTTCATCATCGTCATCTCCCTTTAACCATCCCCATATAGCTCCAGTTATATAGTTGATTGCTAATGAATAAGAAGCTAATCTTATAGCTCCACCAAGAAATCTTCTTGCATTTCTACCTTCTTGATTCTCTATGTATGTATTAACAGCTGTATTCATATCGTTTCTAGCATTCATATCGAAACTAGCAAATAGGTATGCTGCTTTATTTACAAGCGCATTAACAGCTCCAGGAACTGAATTCTTAACTTTTTTTGACGCAATCTCCATAATACCAACCTTCTTTTCCATAGGGTTTGTACTACCATATAGGTCAGCATTTTCCTGATTAGCCTTATTAGATGCTTTACTTATAGCATCTTTATACTTCTTAAGGTATTCAATATCTCCTCTTGCTATCTTCTCAATATCGACTTCTTCACCTGCTTGCTTTAGGAATTCTTCATAGAAAACACCGTTCCAAGATATTGCATAAGGTTTAACGTCTCCAAATCCTAATAATGTATCAACAGCTCCAGATGCAGTATCTCTTATAGGACCTGTAATTTTAGATTTTATCTTTGTGCCAATATTTGACTCTGGCAATCCCTTTGATAAAACCTCCTTATTAATACCTTTATTTATAAATTCAGTTCTCTCTGTATTTATCTTCTTAGATGAAATCATCTTGTTAACATCAGAAGCCTCAGCATTCTCATAGAAACTTCTTATCAACTCTGTCTCACTCTCACCATCTTTCTTTATACTTATAAGGGCATTTGATACCTTATTGCTGTATGAGATATACTTAGGATTTATAGTCATTAATTGCACCATATTCCCAGCAAAATCGACACCTCTACTTATTATACTACCCAATGCTAACGTATAGAATGCTCTATCAGTTCCATTTAATATCTTATCTGTAAGTGTAGGCTCTGTATGTATAGCTCCGTTTATAAGTAAGTCAAATTGAGAGTTTAATGCTTTCTGAATACCCTTTAAATAAGGTAATACATCATTGTCTGTTGAATTCTCTGCAATAGCCTCATTTATAGCTTGAGTTATAGCTGCATACTCAGATCTTAATTGGTGTTGAAATAATACATTCCTAACACTTGAGAAGGCAGATGTAAAAGGGTTTAAATCAATAGGGTGTGCAGCACCAGTCTTGTCTTCTAAACTACCAGCCTTTATTGATACACTATCAATACCAAACTTGCTTTTTAATCTAGCTAAATCATTTTCAGCTTGTTTAACCACACTATTAAATACAGGGTAGTATTCAACAATCATTGGAGCTGCATTAGAGTTTTGAAAGAAATTAGCCTCGTATGCATTAATTTGATTTTCCTCTAATACCATTCTGATAGCATTTGCGGCATTTGCTTCTTCTGGTGTTAAATCATCTATTTGATTATTATTAGCTCCAACTTTATCAATAAACCCTTGAACAAGACCCTTCATATAGTTATCTTCACTTATCTTAGAGTTAGGGTCGTTTACAGTAGCTTCAAAGTATTCCATAGCTGACCTAGAAGAAGTTGTTCCAACATTGTTCTTAGCCATTGTATCAATCAAGTGATAAACAATCTTCATATAAGACTCTTGTGGATTCTTCGAGTTCTTGTCTAAATCTCTCTTAGCCTTAAGTAATACTGCTTCTACCTTTTCTTCAGCCGATGCTATTCTTGACATAGCCTTACCAAATGAAGACATAAATGCATTAAATAAAGGTGTATCTCCGTATACCTTTACAGCAGCATCTATAGATGATAGATTAAATAACTTAATTCTTCTATCAATTATTTTTTGAGTTATATTCTTTTTCCTGATGTCGTTCCATAAAGCTACAGGATTAAGAGGCAACCCAATAATCTCTCTTATTTTAAGTGGTATCTTAGCTACCTTAAGTTTATATACACCAAACTTACCTGCTTTCTTTAGTGTTTCTACTAACGCATTCTTATAGTCTGTCTTTAGTTTGTATTTGTACAGGTCTTCTGCATAAGATGGAATAACATCATCATTAACCATAGAACTTATTGCATTCAATGCATTTGTAAGCATATTATCAGGCATAGAATCTACATCTGATTCACTAAGACCAATCAATGCGTCTAATATTCTCCACTCCAAACTACCTTTAACAGCATTTGATGATTCAAATACACTCTTAATTGATGGTAATAATTCTTTTATAGAGGCTTTCTTCTTAGCTATCTCTGCTTCTTTCTTAGCATCCCTTTCTAATTTCTTTGCTTCCTTATCAGCTAATGTTTGAGGAGTCTCTCTTTCACTAAATTCAGATTTATTATTCTCTATGAAATCAGATTCACCTTTAGTTAAAGTACCACCAGCATCTATAATTTGTTGTATTCTATTTACTTCAGCCACATAATCACTATATGGTTTTACAATTTTATCAAATATTTTCTCAATAGTAGGTAAATCTGTCTCCTCTAAGGTTAATCCTCTACCAGACAATCTACTAATATAGTCTTTGTATTGCTCAAAGTCAGCATCATCTAAAACCCTCTTAAGTATCTTAGGCTCTAATTTGGTAAAGTTTACAATCTTAGATGACATAACTTTATCTCTGTCACCTCTTTTATCCAACTTACCAACCTTTCCAGACATTACATTATCAAATGCATTTTTACTATCGTCTTTAGCTGTATTTACATCTCTATTTGTGTATAGATTATCTAATATCGTATTTATATCTAATAGTTTTTCCTCAAAGTTTTGGTCTGTAATACTTTGTATCTTAGAAGCAATAGATGTAATAGCTCTGTTTCCTATATCTCCAGCCTTTAAATCAGTAATAGAAGCCTTTATGAATGCATTTGCTTCTGCTTTCAAGCTTTTTATCAAGGCAGCCTTATCTTTTTCAGCTACTGTCTTAAGTTTTTGAAAAGCCACACCTATATCATAAGCCTTATTTATTCTTTTTTGCTCGGTAGCTTTAGGTTTTATTCCAACTACTTTATTTATTTGAGTAGATAGTTTTTTAGGCTTCTGCATTCTAACTGAAGGTTTATCAATCTTGATAATGCTTCTTCTGTTTCTCTCGTTGTTTACAGTTGTTCCTTTAGCTATACCATCTAAACTTTCATATCTAAGTTTATTTCCATCTACATTTGTAATTAAAGACTCTCTTCCGTCAATTATAGCGTAATCACCATCTTTAAATGTATCTAGTGGTCTCTCTTTGAAATCAATAGCCTTATCAGAAGGAGTAAGTTCCTTAGTTGTTTGCGCTCTAAGTTCAGAACCTCTCCATTGAGTTACAGCTATATCAAAACCATTCTCATTAGCTATCTGAGTTATAAAAGCACCTCTATGATTGTTGGTAAATGCTTGACCAGGTCTAACTTCATTGAATCTTTTCTTAGCTTCTTTCTCAAAACCAAGTGGATCTGAATCTATGTCGTATACCTTATCTTTAGAGATTAAAATATTATGCTCTACGTTTCCAACTCCAGTCTCTTTTTGACCTTCCATTGTATAAAACATAGCTAAACCTCCAACAGCGCTTAAGGCAGAAGCCTCTTCTCTTGAAGTGATAGCATTATTTCCTTGACCTGTCTTGATTACATCTCTCTTTTGGTCTGAGTAATGTTTAAATACAAAGTTACCATCACCATCTTCAGTTAACTTTTCAGCTACTTTTGAAGGTAAAGCTTTTTGTTGTCTAGTATTATTTTTAATATTTTTTGTGTTTAATTTAAGACCAGTTGTAGAAACTCCAGACGTAGGGAATATATTAAGTTCTCTATCTTTTGACACTATTTCATTTGTAGTAGGATCTTCAAATACTTCGTTCCATTTTACCCTGTCTTTCAATATGTGTAGTTTTACCTTATTATTTTTAGGATCTACAGATTGAATAGCTTTTGGATAAGATTCGTGTTTATTAGAAGGAGTATCTTTTACTTTTCCATTAAGTTCTAGTATAGCATATACTTGACCTCCTCTTCCTCTATCTACTCCTTCTTTAAGCATTGGTTCTGTAAGCATCTCAGAAATAGCTTGAGTCATATTAGCGGCAGATATACTTAACTTACCAGTTTTAGCAACACCTTTAAATGACTCATTCTTAATACCTTTACTAAAGAATTTACCAAATTGATCTACAGCTTTAGGATTTTGTTTTACTATACTAGCTATATTAGATATAAGTCCTTCAGAAAATATTTTTCTATCATCAAAAGAACTTTTTTCTGGATTTAATTTATTTTTTATTTCAGACTTTACTTCTTCTAAAGTAATTCCTTTTTTTAATTTTAATCCTAATCCAAAATTCTTTTCTTTATATTGTTTATTTCCTTTTTCATCTAATATTGGTTGTTTTGTTTTTTTATCTTTTATTAAAGACTTTTTAACAACTACTTTATTAGCAGCATCTATTAAAGATTTTTTTATTTGTTCTTTATTTATTGAAAAGCCCTTATCAAATGCTTTAGATAAAATTATTTCCATAACTCCGTTAGAGGCAGTAGTACTTGAAAGTAATTTATTATATGGAGCTGTGGTTAATGCCATTAATATTTTACCATTATTAGCATCATAAACCTTATTTAGGTCTTTAGCCATATTCTCAGCTGTTGTATCAGTGCTAGCCCAAAAATAACCATCTTCGTGGAATTTAATAGGATAATATACACCGCCTTTACCTTCAACTAAAAGCTCTCCATTTTTAAATATCAAACCAGAAAAAGCAGCATCAGGTTGATGTAAAAATAATATCTTACCATCAAAATCATTAATAGATTTATCTTTGGTTATAAATCCATCTTTTTCAAGTTTAATAAATTTGTCTGTGTTTTTATCATATACAAATTCAACTCCAGAAACAGGATCTTTAAAGTTTGCTTGAAATCTACTAGTTAGATCGCTTACAGACATATTTTCTTCGCCTATAGATAAAACGTCTTCCTTGGATATTTCTTTACCAGTAGAAACTTTCTTAGCAATAGTATTCAACACATCAAACACTTCATTACTCTCAAATAACTCGACACCAAAAGATTTAGCTATACTATTTAACCAGTTCTTTATAATTTCCTTTACTCTTGTAGAGAATGAATCGTAATTTTCAGCTAACATACCTACCAATTCAGACAACTTCTCTTCGTTTTGGATGTTCTCATCATACATCGATGCGAACTCCTCTAATTTAGCTTTTAATTTAGGATTGTTGTCTATTTTAGCAGCAATAGCCTCAATCATTTTCTTTGTTACAACCTGAGCGTTAGCGTCTGTCTTAACCTTATCAAGTAGTATTGCGTGGAATATCTCGTGAGCTACAGTCCTTCTGTTTGCTTTTTCTAGGTTGATATGTATTTTTCCGTCTTGGTAAAGACCACTTGACGATTGGTTTTTAGACTCACCACTAACACTTCTAAATGAGGCATCTGTATCGTGAATTATTACCTTTACATTAGGTAGTATTTTCGATATTGCCTTAACACCGTTTAATATAGATCTGGCTATTTTTTTATTAGCTATATTAGCTACCTGTTTTTTAGCTTCATTTATGTCATTAGATACCTCTATACCTTGTGATGTTTCAGGTTGTACTCTTTGATTGAAATCATAACCTACAGAGAATGTTTTAAGACCATCTTTTGTTTTTACAACAGAAACATAATCTGAATTTTGATTATAGTCTTCAGATAGATTAAAGTTGTCGTCACTCTTAACTCTAGGATTCATAGACCCATCCTGATATATTAATCCTTCAGAATGAGCTACAGATTCTTGATTAAATTCTTTAGCAAAAGCCACAGCATCTTGTTTGGTTAGGTTTGGAACAAAGAATGAATTCTCGGCTTGACCATATTTACCAACAACACGTCTTGGACTATATCCTTTTTTCTTTAACCACTCTTCAGCTTTTTTATTTAAGGCAGAGTTTTCTTTTTCGGTTAAAGGTTGAGCCATTGGGTTTTCAGCAGTAAGTAATCCAAAATCTCCATCTAACTCTTCTTTAAGAGAGTCTACATCTTCTTCAATCAAATCTTTAGAAGAAGACTCTATGTACTCTGGTTTAGATCTTTCTTCTCTTCTGTTTTTAGCTTCTTCTTCGGTTGGGTATGTTATCTCTACACCAGAAACATTAGATTTTTTCCCAGGAATTATTTTTTCTTTACCTTGTTCGGCAACGACTTCTTGCTTGGCGTCTCCTTGCTCCATTTCTTGCAATCCCATTTCGGATTGTCCTGACTGTAGCACGCCTTCATTTGTGCTTTGCTTTTGAACGGCATCTTCTTGTGCTTTAGGTGATTCGTATATTATATTTCCTTTTGAATCTGTTACTTTTTGAACATCGTTTATATCTAAATCTCTACCAAGTCTTACTCCTGTATCATCATTTTCTTGACCAGACTCTTTTGTACTTTTGTCTATAGCTTCTGGTTTAAATTCAACAAGAACTGTGTCATCAGATGTTATATACCCTTCTGAATATTCTTTTTTATCTGATACCCAAGTAACATTTGCTTTATTTTCACCAAAACCATCCTTGCTTTTGAATTTTTCTCCTTTTTTTACAGACTCCCACTCAGATATAGATGTTCCTCTGTATGTAGGTTTAAGCGGTTCTAATCCATAAACAGCTCTTTTTTTATTTATTTCATCAACTTCTTGCTTTTGAACGGCATCTTCTTGTGTTTTAATGTTATCTAATAATGGTTTAATTTTCGCATCATACTTAGCATAAATTTCCTTAGCCTTTGCGTTATCTGATTCAGACACCTTTTTAGCGTCTACTTTACCATCTGTAATGAAGTCCTCAGGGTTTTCTACATTCTCTGTTAGTTCATTAAGTTCTTCAGCTCTAAGTTTATCTACTTCTTTTTTAACATTTGTATTCTTATCTTTTTGTTGATCTTTCTCTATAAATTTATTAGCATATTCCTTAGCCTCTGCTGCTGTCTTAAATGTTTTAGTTAAAGCATTATTAACTCTAACTGTTCCATCAGACTTTATTGTTTTAATTGTTATTTTTTTATTACCATCTCCTCTTGGAAGTGCATTTCCATTTTCATCTACATTAGTAAGTGTTATTTCAAATTTATTCCCTGAATATGTTTCAAATTTATCAACATTAGCATCAACTCCTCCATTTGGTTCTAAACCTATCAGTTTATTATTATCTACTTCTTCTTGCAGCTCGACATTGCTTTTTTGCTGTGCTGTGCTAACGGCTTGTTCTTTGTTTGTGGTTGTAGGCTTTTCTTCATTGGTGATTTTCCCATCAGTTTGCTTTGTTTTTGCATCTTCTTGTATTTTTTGGTTATATAATTCTTTTGCTTTTTTATTAATCACTTCCGCATTAGGCTCTTGTATATTATCTTTTTCAATACCCTTGTCTACTTGCTCTTGTATTATAGCTTCTGCTGCTTCTAATTTAAGTTTAGTTTGCTCTTCTTCAGGAAGATAATTAAATGCGTTATATGTTTTATTTAATATGTCATTTCTTTTTCCCTCTAAAGCATTAAACTTTTTATTTAGATCATCTATTTTTTGCTTTTTTAATTTATCGTTTATGTTAGAAGAATTTATCTTATCATATTCCTCTTTTAATTCAATTTGATTTGCATTTATACTAAGAAGTTCTGCCTTCTCTGATATTGAGAAATCACTTTCTCTACCTGAATTTTTAGCTACAATGTCAAAAGCCTCATTTGTTTTTGCATTCATATCTTTATATATGATTGCCTTATCTTCTTCACTTAAAAGAGGATTGTTGTTTAATTCTTGATTTAGAGCGTCTATTTCATTTAAAAGCTTACCAACTTGCATCATATCTTTTCTTGATGAAAATACTTTAGCTTGAGCAGCAACAGCTTGCATATTATTAGCAGCAACAGCCATTCCTCCTCCCATAAAAGCACCAGAGAACCCTTGCTCGTATAGCCTTTCAAATGCTTCTTTAGATTTTATATCTTTTCCTAAAACGCCTAAATCTGTTCCTATTTGCATAAGTCCAGTAGCAAGTTCAGAACCTCCTTCTACACCTGCTCCTGTAGCTACTTTTGGTAAAGACTTAATTGTTGATTTAATCATTCCATCATAAAACAATCTTCTACTTTGAAGAGATCCATTTCTAATTGTATTTCCAAATCCTTTAAGTAAAACTCTTGTTCCAAAGAATTCTCCAGCATATTCAGCTCCTCCATATAAAAGTGCAGACGTTAACTTTTGACCTTGAGAATACCTAATGAAAGGATTATTTTTTTCTTCTATCTCTAAGTCTCTGAATTGTCTACCACCACTTCCAGCAGATACAGCAGCTAACCCTCCAGGACCTGCTAGACCAATACTTAATAAAATAGGAAGCTGTTCTGAAAATAATTGCAAACCAAAAGAAGGTAAATTATCCCACGTTAAATCAGAAGCGTTATATCTAAGGTATTGCTCTTTTTCTTCTTGAGACATATCTAACAAGGTATTTCCTATTTCTATAGCTTTATCTGAAACACCAGGAATCATTGATAATCCTGGAGCAAGACCAACTATATCCTCTGCATAGTTAGAACCCTCTCCAAGTAATTTTAATCCACCACCTATTATTTCTCCAATTCCTCCTAATATTCTGCCTTTAGTTGCTTGAAAATCATTGTAGTTATACTTAAATAAATCTAAAAGCTCATCATCTTTTGATGCTTTATTGTAAATTTTATCTATATCTAATGACATAGACTCTAACTTAGATTTAGCATCTATAGCTTCTTGTCTTAGTTTTTCATATTCTTGGTATTTACTTTCTGATAAAGTTATTTTTTTACCACCTATTTCGAATACATACTTGTTTCCTTTATCTTCATTACTACCTTCTATTTTGTCAAGGTCTTTGTAATTTTCTTTAAAGAAATCATTAAACTGATTTATTTTACCCTTAAATACTTCTGCACTAGCAATAGTTTTTCTTAATTGTTCATTGCTTTTAACTGATTGTAGTTTCAATTCTTTCCATATACCCTCTGTATCGTATCCAGAAGGCAATGCTTTATCAATAAGAGTGTACATTTGTTTTTTGTTCTCTTCTTCGATAAACATATCTTTAGCCATTTTAGCTTTTAACTCAGGGCTATACGAAACTTTTTCTTTTTGTTCAATTTTAGCTATCTCCTTGTATTGGTCATCTAATGGTTTGCTTTTCTTTATAACTAAGTCTAAATTAGTTATAGATGATAATGGATTAGCTATGACATTATACACATTAATCATTCCTTGCTTTACCCCATCTGTAAATTGCTTTTCATTTACTTCATCTTCATATTTTTGCTCAGATAAAGATGTGTCTAAATTATTTACAGCGTAATCATAAGCAACATTTACTACTTGATTTTTTGAAACTTGCTCTGTTTTAGTAATAGGTTTTAATTCAGCTTTTTTAACACCACTCATATCTGTGGTATTCAAATCAGCTTTAGGTACATTTAACTTAACGTCTTGACCCAATACAGGCATTGATTTTAAATCAGATTGTTTCTTTGCCTCTTCCTTTTTCTTTGTGCCTTCAAACTCTTTTGACTTTTGCTCTGTAAAAGACTGAACAGGCTCTCCAAATAAAGGTTTATCTTCTTCAACAACTTTTCCTGCTACCTTCTTACCTCTCCCAGCAGAAGATGCCGAAGCCCCAGTTGTTTTTGGTTTTCCTCCAACCGATGTAGGTTTTCTTTCTTGTTGTTGTGTAGGAGAAACCGAAGGAGTTTTTGTTGAAGTGGTAGTCGAGTTTTGATTTTTTTTTTCAGGGTCTGTTTTAGGCTCTTGAGGTTCAGAGTACTTCATATTAAAAGAAGACTCTAATTCTTCATTTGAAGCATAGTTCTCAGAAATGTACTGCAACTTCTCAGGAGTTAATTCAACACCTTTGCTAGAATATAATTGTTTTACAAAATTTGTATCAAGCTTTGACATATATTTAATTTTATCTTTTTTATTATTTTATAAACCTCTATCTATGAATAGCGCTTTCTTGAAGTCCTCTATTGTTTGTAGATTTGTCTTAAACGCAGAATTATAAACTGTTTTAAACGCATTAAACTCGGCACTATCTTGAGGATACCACTTAGTCAACTTATTAGATACACTTTCTCTAGCGCCACTTCCATCAGACGACATACTTTGACCTCCAGATTCGTTATAAGAAAGTCCAATATACATTCTGCCAGTACCTGCATCGTAAATAACTCTATCAAGAGGCATACTACCAACTAACAATGTCTTACCAGTTGGACTAGCTATTGTCATTGATTTTGTCTTATCTGTTGTAAGTGATGTAGTTTTAACTGGCTGTCTTCCTGGAAGAGTCTCTGGTTTTTCTAAATTTATACTTCCGCTTTCCCACAATGTTGGTGTTCCTACAGCAAGACCATCTTTACCTCCTCCTCCTCCTCCACTTTTTTGAGAAACAGACCAATCAATTTTTTTCTTATACGCATCTTTTAATAACAAAGAGAAGTATTCTTTCGCTTGTTTTTTTTCATCTTCATTAAAGGCATTAGCTCTTGTTTCAAATTTATCTATTGTTTTGCCGAAGTGAGCCATAGCTCTGTTATCACTAATAAATTCATTAGCCTTAGCATCTATTCTATTTAATACCCTTTCGTTATTTAATAAGTCTTCTGTTTTTAAAGTTCCTAATTTACTCTTTGTATCAATTTCTTTTTCAATTTCATCAAGTCTAAATGTATCCGCAAAACTATCAGCTTCTTTATTTGAATCAAATTTTAATGGAATTTCTAACTTTGTTACATACTCGTATGGAGTTATAGCTTCATACATTAATTCTGTTTTAGCTGCATCTTTGTATATATTATATCTAAGCTCTCCATCTCCTTTATCAACTATATCTACATTAGCCTTATCTATATTATCAACTAAGTCTTCTGCTTTCCTTAAATAGGTTTCATCATAAATACCTCTATTTGCAAATATTTTATTTAATTTATCGTTAGTTTGTTTTACAGCGTTAGCTTCACTTTCTAATGAGGTCATTAATCTTTTCATACCATTATAATCACCAGCTTCCTTAAGTGCTTCAAATTCAGGAACTTTTGATTTATACCAATTATATCTTTGGTCCTGAAGACCATTAATATTAAGCATTTCTTGTTCTGGAAGAGATAACTTATTCAAAGCATCTTCCTTATCCTTTTCAGCCTTAGCTTTAGCTGCCGCTCTAGCTTTCTTTTCTGCATCAAGTTTATCAAATTCAGCCTTAACCATTCCTCCAAAGTCAGGACCTTGAATCGGTTGTACTTGAGCGTATGTTCCTACTTTACCTACTACTGCCATAATTATTGAAATAAAGGGGTTGTTGGAGTGTAGTTAATACCTGAAGGAATATTATTTCCCATATTATTAAATTTATTAGCATAATAATTACCAGAAGTTGTTGGTGTATTAGACTTCTCTAAAGCTCCAAGTCCAGAAATACCTGCTTGAGCCACACCTCCAATACCTTGCCACATCATTTGGTTTCCTGCATTGTATTGTGAAGATAAACCTGATATATCTTGTATCTCTCTTTGCTCTTTCACACCCCTAATGTTAGCTTTGTCTTGAGCATATATTTGGTCTATCTGTTTTTGTTGCATATCCAAATCAGCACCAATTTGTCTATTAACCATTTGATTACCTGCCTCAACTCTTCCAAGACCACCAATTACACCTCTAACACCAGCACCTTGTAAAGCACCAACTTGTGTAGCAGCTAATCTTGCTTGCTCCTCTCTTTGTAGGTTTGCACCTAAAGTGGAAACTTGCATACCTTCTGCAATATTATTAAACTCTTGTCTTGGGTAATTATTTAAAGCATTTTTTGCGTCACTCGCATCTTTTTCACCTTTGTATATTTGATATCCAGCTCCTAGTACTCCTATTGCTGTTGTAGTTATTGCCGCCATATTCTTGTTTTATTATAATATTTTTATTAGTTCGCTAGTTCCTTTAGATCCCTCTATGAATCCTGATTTAACATATTTTGATATTAAACTTTCACTTTTTATTGATGAAAATATAACATCGTAACCTAGATGTTTTGCGGATACTGACAATTCGTTTAGTAATACCGCAATAGCATCATCTCTTTCCTCTGCTTTCGTATCTGGGTTAGTTACAATATATTCAAGCCAACACATTTTAGAATTGGTCTCATATAAAAACCCAGCGGCTAAATCTTTACCATTGTTAGATACTATAAGACCATTAAAAGAATCTTCTTCGTTTCTTGGTAGAAAAGGTATTGGTGGAGCTGGAAACCTCCAAAAACTCCACCATCCTTTTAGTATTTCGTAATCAATATGTTTTGCAATTCTAGTATCCATATTGCAAAGATAAAGCATTTATTCAAAAGAATGTAAGGCTTCTGAATTTATAGCGTACACCTCAGCATAACCTGTGGTTTGTAAATTAAAACGTGTATTCATATAATACCCTCTAATACCAGATGTCTCAATTGAACTTGGTTTAGCTGATAATATAAAGTCTCCTACACTGACTGTAAATGAAAGTATAGGCTCAGGACTTATAGTTATATAATCAGGTCCTATTGCTGATACAGTACCAAATAAACTACCATTTGTAATGTAAATCTTATCACCTACACTAACTGAGCTTGGCACTTCACTCAAGAAGTAATCTCCACCAGTTATATTTTGCACAATACCTAAACCTGTTACAGATATGGTACTTAAATCTAAAGAATCATTCCCTCTAATGTAAGAGTAGTAAACACCCTCTTTATTAACGAAATCAGAATAAGCTATATAACCATTCTGCATATCTGTATTCATATTTACGGTCCAAGGAGAATTACCTTCTATAGATATTGTTTTAAATATTTTTCTAGCAGAAGGTTCTTCGTTAAAGTTAAATGCAAATGAAGATTGACTTGATGTTCCATAAAAATTATTGTAAGGACCTACATTATGCTTATAAACATCTGCTCCTTTGAATGATAGGAATTCATTGTTCACTCTCAACATACTATCAGGGTCAAATGATTGTCTACCTAAGAATCCGTTTACCTCTGGAGAGTAAGACCAAGTAACATAATCATACTTAACTGGAAAAGACGTATAATCTTTACCATTAATCTTGTACTTGATATTCATAATGTATATATCAAAGAATGCATCATACTGACCAATTACATTTACGATTTCATTATCTCTAAATAGGGTTTTAAAGTAATCTCTCATTCCTGAATTACTTATTTCACTAAGACCATTAGAGTTATTCATTCCTAATATAACACCTCTCTTGTCATCAGTACAGAAAGCATTTGTTCCGTAGTCATCATAAGACTCAGGGTGTGATGATATTCCGTATTCTCCAGCATATAAAACTTGTTGACCTAATACATCTTCAATTCTTGATAGGTTAGTTGTTGCGTCTGTGTTATATAATAAATCCTTACCATACAACACCTTACTCCATTTATCCTCTTGAATTACAAGTAAATCAGTTTGGTCTGAATCAAGTCTTATAATACTTCCGTATCTCTTCTCTAAATCATCTTTGTGGTTAGCTAAAGATAAATTGAATTCATTAAGTCTATTTACATTTGTGCTTTCCTGATATACACCAGAGTATGTTAAGTCTGCATATCTATTTACTTGTCTATATACATCTTCACTTACAGCATTTACAGAGTAATCTAAGTTCAAGAAATTAGTTGTCATTTCATCTCTTACAGAAATACTCTCGACACCATTACCAAAGCAATAACAATTAAATACATCGCTTAATGTATGAGTTGTGAATTGGTATTGACCATTAGTTATAACATAAGTTCTTGGAGTCTCTATATAGATATTATCATCACTATCTAAAGGAACTGTTTCAAATACAGGTATATTAGATTTTGTAACATATATATTGGTTTTCGTTCTTATATATCTTCCACCATCTCTACTTGTTCTTGGTCTAAATGCAATTTGGGTTCTACCTGAAGAATCTGGTCTCCATTCGTAATCCATCTTAACACTTCCTTCTACAGCAAATTTCTGATAAGCATTTGATGGCTCTATTACATCTTCAAATACCTCTCTAAAATCATCGTAATCTCTTGTAAGTAAGTACTCTTGGTCTATATTATTACGGAATTGCCTATCCCCTCTGGCTCTGTTAGAGTAAGCTACAATCCTAACTATATTCCCAGCCGTGAAGGCTAATGGAGTTCCAATAGGAAGTTCTATTTTTGCTGATGGTATATAATAAGGATATAAATAATCTATTCTAGCTGTCTGTAAAAACTCTAAAAAATCATCCTCAGAAAGCCTTAGATCAAAATCACCAGCTTTTACCTTAAAGAAAAAACCACTTATCGAGCCTTCTACTATTTCATCTTTATCATAAAACTTAGCATCTAATACCTTTACCTTTGTATAATTACCAACAGGTCCATTTAAGTCGCTCTTAACTACTAAGTAATCTCCGTCTTTAACCTTGTTTTTATTGTCTCCAACTAATTCCAAGTAAGAGAATAAATCTACATTGTAAATTTTCTTTGTAAATATTGTATCGTATTTACCTCTATTATATTTTACAGCAAACTTGTAATACTTAGCCCAACTTGGAGGTGTTCCAGTAGTCGTTACCTTTAATACGTTTTGATTTACAGAGTCAGAAGACTCAACATATACACTATTATTTTTCGCATCTATAACGGTTGTTTTTCTACCTTTATCATCTAAGAATACCATACCTACCTCGTAATCTCTTGAAGAGTGCATACTTGTAAATAATGTTCCAGAAGAATAAGATATTACAACACCTTCACAAAAAACATAGTCAATCTTCGTTTCTACATCTCCACTACCAGTTTCCTCTATATCTATTGTTCTATTCGGTATTATTAAATTTAATACGTTTGTAGTTGAATTAAAACTTGTTATTAAAGCGTCTACAATAACATTTTCAGCTCCAGGTAAATTTGAATCCGCTAACTCTAATTGATTCAAGAAGAATGTACTTAAATCAGATATAAAGTTAGAGTTTGTTATGAAATCTTCTTTTGTTAAGTAAGTTCCATTTACAGTGTATGCGAACGCATATAAGTTAGGGTTATCTTCTGGTGGTAATAAATCATTTGGAGAGAAGTAACTTCTTATATCAAATTCAAATAATATTTGCGTGCCGTCTACTGTGGGTATATTTGTGAAATCAATATCTAAAGATTTTTTATTTATTATATTATCTTCGTTTGAGAATAATTGATAATACCCATCTGTATCAAATCCTTTTTGAGAATAAGTAAAACTACCAATATCTACTAATCTAACTAAAAAGTTTGTCTTAAATAATACTGGGTTTAATGAACTTACATAAACCTTAACTTCTTTAGAGTCTCCAGGATTTATAGGGGCTATTGTTGGAAGCAATGTCAGTTGATGATAAACCACATTTGCAGGAACACTTCCTGTAACTTCATTTCCCCAAAAGTCAACAATAATATCAAACCCTTGTTCTGAATATGTAGGATCTTTATCTATATCTAATACAACTCTTGCATACTTAACATCTGCACTTGAATTTGTTAATGTAACTATATTTGTTTCAAAATTCATAGATATATCTATACCGCCATTTATTTCAATTGTAGTATCTGAAACACCCCATATATCTAAAAGAGAAGGCAATGCGTCAGGAGCTTCATAACTTCCTACATCTTCTATATCTAACGTATTAATTTCTTGACTTTCGTAATCAACAGAAAATTCTACCTTAGAATCTATATCTCTACCCTCTACAAAGTTACCATAAACTAATCTATTCCCTATTCTTGCTTGCGTATAAGCACTTAATGGAACATTGTCAAAACTCCTAAAAAATTCATTTTCAGATAAGACATTGTAAACCTTATAATTATCAAATATATAAGATTTATTAAAATTGTCAGCCCAAACTTCATCTGCCTTATTTAGTTTTATAATAGAGTAAACATTATTGCTATTAGATATTTTAAATACCAACTCTATTTCCTCTACCTCTCTTGGTCCTGTGTTAAAAGATATTTGATAAGACTTAGATATATTCTCCATAGACAAGTTAGTTGATGTATCTAAATCAATATTAAAGCTACCTGGAGTAAATGCATAAGGACTCCACGAAGAAAACGAAGAGTAATACCCATCTTTATATCTATATCTATAAGCAAACGATAAGAATTTATCTCTAATAAATCCTGCAAAGTCAACATTAGTAGACTGAACTTGAACTACACTTGGAGCAAAGATAGGTGAAGGTTTCATTACAGATACTTCATCTTCTGTAAAACCATCAATACCATAAGTCTTAGCTCTCTCTATGTTGATTATTCTTAGTGGATTTAGACCATCAGTCCAAGACAATAAATCATACCCTTCTACACTTATAAATAAGTCAGAATGCGATATGCGATATTCATTATTAAAATTCAATACACCTGTTCCGTGAGTTGACTGAAGTACTATCTCTGTGGTATTATCAATTATATTATATTGAATCACATAGTCATAAGAAGGAGATGTTACAAAGTAGAAAGCCCTATTCTTTGCATCATCTTCTATGCTTCCAATTGTTTCAGAATTAACTATATTTAAAGATGTAACCTTTAGATTACCCTTTACATTCTTTAGTACACCAACACCTCCATTATCTTCAGAAATAACCATTACATTCTCTGCATCAGTCATCTGACCATTCGGTGTCAATCTTTCATCAAAATCTTTGTTAACCGTTGCCTTAAGAAAATTATTTTTTATTTTAGCCATTTCTTTCTACCATTAAATAATATGAATAATTCACCACCTCTTAAATCTAACATTCTAATATTAGCATTTTGTAGGTCTCTATAGTAGTCTTTCTTAGCTCTATTAATTATGTATTCCTGGACACCATACTTATTATTTAAGATAGCATACTTCACATAACTATATAAAGCTTGCTCAGCTAATTTATGTACCATCACTTCGTCTCCATTATTATACTCGAGACCATCAGATACATACTCTAATACAATTACTCTACCACCAATATTTGAAGAAAATGACATAACTCCTTTTCTCTTATCTATACTGAAGTATCCATTTGCATTTAATGAAGGATTAAGACCATAATTAGGACCAGTTAAGTCGTTATCGCAATAACTATTATCTCTACTAACTATTCTTTCATTGTATTTCTTAAATGTTTCTGTTTCATTAGCCTCTAAAGGGTATCCATTTTCATCAAATAATATGTTGAATTCGTGGTCTTGTAAATAAGCTGTACCAATTAGTGTTCTTGAATCTTTTGATAATGTTCTTAATAGTCCATCAGCACCTAATACAGAAACCCTAACATACGAAACAAAGTCATGAGGAAGCGTAAGTAATAAAGAATCACTTAACTCTAACTCTACAACCTTTATCTCCTTTAATGTATCGTAATTAAATTCTTGAATACCTCTCTTAAAATGTTGTAATACATTATATCTCTTTACATTAGATAGTAACCTATCGTCTCCAATTTGTTCTAACATAAAATTATTAACCAATTGAGATAGAGATACATACTGATAACTACCCCAATTATCCTCATTATTATAGTAATCTATTGGTGGTAAAATTTGGTGTGCCATCTATTATATTTTATAATTGTTCGTTATTTATACTTGCGGTTTCCATTGCTTGCGCTATCTGAACCACGTCATTCTCTCTGATTTCAATACCACAATATCCTAATATCTTTATAACTAAGTCTGAAAAGAATTGTTCTGGTAATTCAAAGTCTTGGTAGTCTGTTGCAGAAGCATTGAATAAAGGATTACCGCCTACACTCAAGTAAGTCCATTTCGGTACTTTAGGTTTTCTGATATAAGTTCCTATAACCTTAATTGTATTGTCTATTGGGAATATTCGGTATTTTCCATTAATACCAACATATACTGGGTATTCTAATGTAGGGGCTATTAGATTATTCTTTAGTAATTTTGTTATCTCTAATTTACTAACCTCCTCTACTTCAATTCTGCTATAAAACATAGCTCCAGAAGGATTTAATTCAACCTTAATACCCTTATAGAAATCACTTGCAGTATAATCATAAAGACTTGTTGGGATGTCTAATGACAAATCAGCCTCTGAAACAAATACATCAAATGCCTCTCTAATATGCTTTGGTATATCTGAGAATTCAGAGTGATACATTCTTGCATTTTGTTTAGATATAGCCTTAGAGTATTTATGAAACAACTCTTCGAATATAGCCATTTGTGCTAATTCAGAATATAAATTAAATTCCAAAGGACTAACATATCCTCTATTATCTTTATTTAATATAGCTAATACCGTAGTATATACTTGATTTATCATTTGTAAGTAAATTTATTTGCAAAGATACAAAATAAAAAAAAGCCCCTAATCAATAGAGGCTTTTGCATTTAATATAAGGTATATTATTTAATCTTACTTTGAACGTACTTGTTAAAGGCTTTTCCTTCGTCTGTATCATTCATCCATCTTGCAAGTGTATTAAACTTGTCTGTCTCGTCAAATGGAACTTTACATAATAATGTTTCACCATTATAGAACGCATTCCCCTTGTATTGAGCAAGATTTAATTCAGTAGCTCTTACAGCTAATCCCTTCAACTTAGTTAGATCATCTGAAGCTAACTTCATAAAACTTTCTGGGTTTGATTTAGCGTACAAGAATACATCTCTCTTAACCTCTGCTGTTTTCTTAGATAATACTGAACTACCATATAATGATAATGCAATACTTTCAATTTCAGGTAAAGTCAATGCCATAGCTGTTTGTAATGCTTCCATCTCAACCTCTAATGAACTTAACTCTTTCTCGGCAATTTCATCTGGTTTAAATTCTTCAAATACAATACCATTGTCAGGTGTAATCTCTAAGAATTTCTGTAATTGTGGATTTGTTCTTGGAACAGTAAGTTTACCATTCTGGAAGATAATTGAACCTAAGATAACGTCTCCGCTTTGCTCATCTTCAAATACCGATTTTTGATTTGTACCATAACACAAACTCTTTAATGTTCCTTCTCCTTCATCAAAGAATTGTAATGGAGACCCTTTCTTATGTCTATTTCTTAAGAATAGTTGCATAGGTGGATTCTTCGTAAGTAAGACGTATGTCTTATCTTTGACTGCTTCTTCAGTCTTTTTAGCTTTTACTGCCATATTAAATTAAATTAGAATTATTTTGCAAAGATACGAAATAAAAAAAGAGGGGAATTAACCCCTCTTTTTGTAAGAAAACATTTCTATTTTTTATCCACGAACTAATACGAAGTTGTTACGACCCATTGTACATAAAGCACGCTCAGTCAACATATGCATTTGGTTAGCGTCTAGGTCAGAATTATTAGCTCCACCTGCTGAACCAGTAGTCCATACTTTGTAACGTCTATCTTCAGTACCAGACTTACGGTATTTAACGTGTAAGAATGGTAAAGTAGCATTAGCTCCTAAAACTTCATCTCTAACTGTTTTTGTTCCAGAAGGACACATAACAGCATTGATTGCAGAGTTACCAGTGAATAAACCACGAGCAGTCGGATCATCTAAGTATTTCCATTGAGATTTATAAATTTCGTAACCAGCAACTTTGAAACCTGAGAAACCTAAGTTTAAAGCTGTATCCTCGCTGTTATTGAAAGCTCCGTAAGAAGTACCTGCAACACCATAAGAATTTTGAGCAGCTAACAAGTAATCAATAGCTCTATCTTGTTCGAAATCATTCATCATCATATATTCAGAAATAGCACCTTGTTTGTTTAAACGAGATAAGATTTCATCTACATCATCCATAGTAGAGATTACACCAGAGAATACGTTACCTTGAGCAACAGCTTCGAAGAAACCTTCAGTACCTGTGTACCCAGCAGTAGCAGCAGCAGAACCACTTTCGAAAGAAACACCCTCTACCATACCCATCTCGATATAGTCATCAAATCTTTGACGAGATTGCGCTCTTGATTTTAAGTACCATAAGTAACCTGTACCACCTTCTCCTTCAACTTCAATCCAACCAACTTGAGCCATATCAGAACCATTAACTTCATCTAATTCTTTGATGATGATTGGTTTGTTCTCGAAGATGTCTGGAGTAGCCTCTAAAGATTCAGCTCTACCATTAGTACCTTTTTTATACTCATTAGAGTAAGTGAATACATTGATTCCTGAAGCAGCTAAAGCACCAGCATTACCAGCAGTACCGAAACCAGCAGATGTTGAAGCAGCAACTGTAAATGTATCAGCAGTGATAGCAGTTACAATACCCTTCATTTCAACCGTACCATCATTTAAGATTACAGTATCATTTAAACGGAAAGGGTGTGCTACTAAAGTAAATACAGCGGCAACACGAGTTACACCTGTACCAACTGGTCTTAAACGACCTTCTTCAGACCATTTAATTAAGTCAGATTGGATAGCCATCTCTTGACCCATTTTCTCTAAGAAACCTTTTAATGATTGGTTTCCGTAACGAGCGAATTCTTTTTCATACAATTCAGGTAAGAATTGATTTGTGAAGTCGAAATCAGAGGCGTTTAAGTAACTACCAGGTGTGATTTCTTTTGTTGCAGTAGGAGTTAATTTTACTCCTGGACTTGAATTTAATGCCATTTGTGTGTGTTTTGTTTTTTGTTATTTTTTTATACTAATTTAAACTTTGTGCCAGTAGATATACTCTCTGGCGCTCTACGCATTCCCATATCTATATTCTTACTATTCTTAACCTCATCCTCGATAGCTTTAGCCTTAGCTGTTTCGTATACGTTTGATAAGATTGATTCGTAATTCATAGCTACATACAATGCTTTGTGGTATCCTTCAGGGTCTTTAATAAAACCTTTTTCATCTAAGAACTTCCCTAAAAAATTCATCACGTTTGATTGCGTCTCTTTCGTAGATTGAATGTTTGAAGGTTTGTGATTAATAACCTCTTCACCAACTTTAAATTCAAAACCTTTGAATTCATTGCTAAATAAATTATCAGTCTCCTTCAAGAACACTTCATTCTGTTTCTGAGATAATTCCTCTTGCCCTTTAATAGAATCTACAAACTCCTTAGCACTCTTATATTCATTTGGAATTTCCATATCATTAGACCCTAATGGTACAGCGTATTTTTCCTTTTGTTTATTAAAGTATTCTAAGGCATCTGCGTGAGCCTTCTTAAATGCACGAGTTTTTTTTCTTATATCCTTATCATCATCAAAGTCCTCATCGTAAGCATATGTGTCTAAAAATTCATCTTGAATATCTTCATTATCAAATTCAGGATTCATTTCTAGCATATACCTCTTAACGATATCTTGTTCGTCTAATTCAGAAAAGTCTTTTTGGTATTCTAAAAAATCATTATACCCTCTTCCTGTTTCCTCTTTAAACTCTAAGTACTTCTTAATATCTTCTGGTAATTCCTTGTTTTCACTTTTAGAAGCTACCTTAGATAATAATTCTTCCTTAGTTTTAAGATACTCTAATACGTCATCGTCATTATTAAATGTAAGAACTTGTTTATCTTCTATAATCTCATCAGGCGTATCATCTGTTGTTGTAACTGAATCTGTGATTTGATCGTTCACTTCAGATGCCTGTTCATTGTCAATGATCGCATCATTATTTTGAACATCAGGGTACTCAGACCCCTCTAATTTCATTTTGAACATATAGTATTTGATTTAATTAAAATTTATTTGCAAAATTACGAAATAATAGTTTTTATTTATCGTGGTTCAAATTCTGATAAAGAAAACCCATCAAGACTATCTTCATTTGATTCAAATGTCATCGCAGGTAAATCTTTTTTACGTTGCTCTATCATCTTAGATTGCTGTGTAGCTTGTAGTTTTGTTCTCTCATCTTTTCTATCTTCCTTCATAGATTCTTTAGTCTTCATCCCATCAACCTCAATCCCTTTAAGTTGCATTTGGTATCCAAACTCTTTCTCCATAAGCATAAGTTTCATTTCAACTTCAGCCTTCATTTTCTCTATCTCAGCAGCTACTCTTGCTTGTTCAACCATAGCCTTACTTTGACCCTCTAATTGAATTAACTGAGCCTTACCTTCTGAAGCAGCTTGAGCAGATTGCATATTACCTTGAGTTTGAGCATTAATCTCTTGCATTTTTTGCTCTTGTCTCTCCTTCATTCTCTTCTCCTTCTTAATAGAAAGGTATTTAGATGCTAAGGATAAATTCTTAATACCAAGAATAGCGTACTTATCTTCTACTCCAAGATTACCTTGTTGAATTTCAAATGTAATATCACCTTCTAGTTTAGCTCTCTCTTCTTCGTCAGGTGTTAATTCAATATTAATAGCAAAGTCGTGGATATACATATTCTTAATCTTATCCAATGCTGTAACATTGTTAGCTGATATCTTATTTATTAGGTCTTGTTTTGTCTCAGAGAATTGTAATACATCTGCAATACGAATTGTAATGCATTTAGCTAACTCTCTGGTTACAAACATACTACCAGCCAATATGTGTCTTGTTGCTACATTTGAAGAATATGCCGCCATCTTTTGAATACCAACTAAACTATTCTTGTCAGGGTTGCTAGCGTCAATAGCTTGATTAATTCCTGTTACAGATGCAATCATATCCATAGATATTTGAATTGAATTCCATAATGAACTAATCTTGTCTTGACCTGAAGAATGTCTAATCTCCTGAATAGGCACTTTAGCATTGTTGAATTCACCGCCTACATTAGAACTTCTACCAATAACAGAACCTGTTTGGAAGTACATATTCATAGCGTCTTCTACGGTATATTTATTTCCACCACCAAGATTAATGCCAACTAAGCCATCAACATCAATGTATTGACCGTCAGGAACAACTCTTTGTTTTATTTGTTGTAGCTTTAACCAAGACATTTGAATATCATCTGCAAATGGTATCATTCTATTAACAGTAGAGTCGATATATCCTTTATACATTTTAGGAGCAATACCAATGTAGTTAGGTTGCACTTTGTTTAAGTTTGATTTTTCCTTAACCATATTTTTACAAACCTCCCACTTTAATAAGATATTTGTACCTAATACCAATATACCCTCAAACCACACTTCTTCAATCTTTGTTAACTTCTCGAAGTCAGCATCGCCTGTTCCTTTATATATAAAGTCGTTATCTTTTGCAATAACTTTTAATCCACCCTTTGAATTCTTCTTCTTCTTCCAAACCTTCTCTCTTGATGTTTTATAATTAAAGTATAATAAACCTAATTTGCCGTCTAATACATCTTGAGATTGACCGTTAAGATTTAATTCATAGTAATTATTCCAAGATGAAGATATACTTTGCAACCTTTGTTTTTCCTCTTCGGTTAGATTTGGAAATTCCTTGTAAACTTCAGATAAGTTTGTGTTCTTATATTCTCCATAGTAAAAGCAATCTTGAAAGTAAGGGTCTTCTGTATATGACCAAATTAAGTTTGCTGGGTCAACATATTCAATTTTAATTCCATCTCCAGGAACAAATCTGTGTTTTCCAAAACCAACGCCAATCTCGATTATATCTTTTTCTATTTTTCTTCTTGTAATTTCGTTGTAGTTATTCTCTTTAAATACCGTTTCAACAGCTATTTCAACAGCTTGTTCAATTGGTGGTTTAAATTCAAACTCCATCTTAATATCTATCTCGTCTTCACTTTCTGGTATTTGATCTAAAGGTACAGAAGCTAAATCAAAACCTGTTTGTTTCTTAGCCTCCATAATAAAATCCTTAGCAATCATATCTGTCTTAAGATTCTCTCTTTTCTTTGATTTCTCTTCAACAGATGTAGGGTCTACTGCAATAGCGTTAATAGAGAATTCTCTCTGAGCCATTCCATTAGCAATTATATCTACATACTTAGGGATAACTGGTATAACCTTCCAATCTAAATTCAAATAAGACATATCTCCATTAACAGCGAAGTACTCCTTATATCTTGCAACACTCTGCAAACCATTAGCGTACATTCTTCTCTTGTGAAATTCGTCTCTTTGTTGATAATACTTACAGTTTGAACCTTCTCTCTTAAACCATTCATATTGAATAGCCTCAGCAACTTGTCTACCGAAATCACTTCCCTTTTGAACCTCAAATGGTACGTTTTGATTTGGAAAACTTCTGTAAGTAATGGAAATACCTTCCGCTTTCTTCTTTATCATTTTTTACTTTATTTATTATAAGTCTTAAAATTTATAACTATATCTTCAGTCACCTTCTGTGCTGGAGCATACATTTTTCTATTTACTGCCATTATAGCCAAACCAGAACTAATAGATGCATCAAACTTTGTTCTATTATTAATATCAAACTTCATCCAATCCTTTAGTGTATCGTTGAACACTATATTCTGTGGCACTTCATCGTCATCCGTATTACTACCAACATATTTATCTATGTAAGATTCAATAGCTGTTGCGTGCATCTGCTTGACATCTTCAGATGAGTTAGGCATACCTCCTAATTCCTTCTCTGTTGGTGAAAGTCTATTCTCAGCCTTGTCAAAACGAGTTATACTAAAACCTCTATAACCTCTATTCTTAAAGTGGTACAACAAACGTGGCTTATTATTCTCTGCTAATATAGGCATACCATAAAATACACACGCCATTAATACATCTTCAAAGAATATCTCTGCTGTCTTTGGTCTTGCTACATACTCTAAAAAGAATGTATGATTAGGCGCATTAGAAAAACTAAATCCTGTTAGTCCGTGTAAAGCTCCTTTTGAAGCTCTATTGGTATCTTCGTCATAAGACCCATCTTTTCTAACCCCTTCTACTGTTCCTGATATATCGTATGTATCACAACCGAAAGCACCTATATCTCCATTTAATGGATATTTTGAGTGTCCTCCTGGACCACTTTTTGTCTCAAATTTATTCCTCATTTCCTCAGGTGGTATCCAAGATAATTTAAATCTCCCTTTCTCATTAGGGTGAAAATCAACTATTGTATCTCTAACACCATCTCTCCATTGGAAATTACCAATCGCAATCTTGCTATCGGCATCGTGGTCTTCATTTATCTTTATTTGGTCTATTATCTTTTCTATGTTAAAGGTAGACTGTAGTAACTCATCTCTAAAGGCTTCGTCTATAGTCATAGGGAATGCTCTTAATTCCTCATTATAAGAAATATCGCTTTCCTTTCTCTTACTACTTCTTTTTGCCTCTAAAAATTGAACACTACCGATAGTCTTTTTATCTCCATATACATTATAGTAAAAACTACCCTTCTCTATAACTTCGTGGCAAATACCATATTTATCTGTAAATTCCTCCATATTCTTGTGAGCTGGAAGAAAGTATGAGTATAAACCTGATGGTGTTCTACCTGTAATCTTATTTCTCTTCTTGATACTTGATGACTTGTATAGTTTGAAGAATTCCTCCCCACCTTTATTCATCGCATTAACGGTTGAACCTATAAATGCCTTTCCTACAATTTTACCACCTGTATCGAATGTTGGTGATACTTGACCCCAATGCTTCTCAAAGTTAGCAGGTTTTTCCCACTTAGATGCCTCATCTCCAAGATACCTAAACATCTTTTGACCATCATAAGCGGAATCTTTTGTTGGTAAGAAGTCTACTAATGTATTTAAGTAGTCGTCTGTATTTGTATCTCTATTCTTTTTAGATAATTTACTCTTATCTTGTGGTCTCGCAAAGTCTAATGCTTTTTTGGAATCTTCAATCCCTCTTACAATAGGTTTAAAGAAGAATGGTAAATTAAGAAATGCATAACTAAACTTAGAAAATGCCTTTGCAGCATCGTCATTAGTCTTTGATGTCATACCTATCCTTGCATTTGAAGTTGAGGTTGCATCATTAAGTAATTGACATATAATCTGATATGTATAACCTGTACGTCTTGATTTTACGAATAACTCACCTAAACATCTCGGATCTACAATACAAGCCTCTGTAAAATAAAACATATCTCTCTGAGCTATCCTGAAATCCATATACCCACCTGAATCCTCCATCTTTACCCACTGAAGTGCAAAGTAATGACTACCAGTTAAATATTGTGGTTTACCATTATTCATAAACCAAATACCCTCTCTTCTTCTTCTAAATTCCTCTATAATGTATTCTGTGTATGCTTCTGCGTTTTCTTGAGATAGTCCATTTGGCACATCTAATCTTCTCCAATATTGGTCTTCCTTCTTTTTATCCCAAAACAATATATCTTTTCTATAAGGTACTTTTGGTAAGGTTATATTTAAACCGCTTAGATTTATTACTTCACCTTTTGTACCATTAGGGTCTAATATGATTGAATCATTTTCTTCATCATACCATTCTTTATAGTAGTTCTTTCTTGGTAGGAATTCTCCACAAGCAAACTTCTCAGGATACCCTCTTTTAAATTCGTTCTCCTTTAAATTAATTTTATCAGCATCTATCTGAAGTCTTAATTCTATAAGTGATGAATCAATCTCTACAATTGCTTGATGAATTGAAGGTTTAACCGAAATAGCTAAGTGGTGTTTTGACGGATCTAAATCATCGTAGTCAATCTTTGAACGTAAAGCGTCTCTAAGGACTCCTAAGGCAATATCTCCAGCCTTAACAAGTCTTACTACATATTTCTTGAATTTATCCTCAGAAGGAGCGTTTGTGCTGTTCTGCCACCTAAGTAGTAATTCTTTACCATACTTAAATGAATCAACCTTAGCCTTTACAATTGTCTTTACCTTATCAGGTTCAATTAAAGACATATCAGTGCTATACTCTAATCCTTCAATTACAGTTTCAACAGCTATCTCTATATCTTTACTTAATCCTATCATAAATACAATATAATTCTATTTTGATTAATCATATACAGCTTCTCGTCAAATATCTTAAATTCATATTCTGAATCCCTCTTAACACCAATCAACGAACCTTCGTTTAGATTAGTCATATCTTTATTCTTATACTTTAAGATACATATTTGTTCGTTCTCTTTATGTCCTTCATACTTATCATTGATAGTTGTAGGTTCTATAAAACAAAATGGAGGTAGTGCAATTTTATTATCTCCCTTTATAACCATATAAGCTAATTCCCTCTCAACATAAAACAAGTCATCTTTAATATGATATTTACTCTCCAAAGGAAACCCTTGATTATTATATTGAATTCTAAAGGTGTTGTGATGTACAACTATTGTATCTCCAACTTCTACATCTCCTTCATAGCCGATAGGTGTTGATATTACCTCTGCTAATCTTTGTGTGAAGTTATGGTCTTCAACAGATACGTTTAAAATTAATCCATTAGATGAATTATTAGAATACCTCTCTTTATTGAAAGGTCTAACTATAAAGTAATGTGGACTTCTCATAAAACTATAATTGCGTATAGTATTCGATATGAATTACATTGCTTAAATTAAAAGACTTCCATATAGCCTTTACATCGCTATCTATTTCCTTTACATAGATGTCAAAGAACATATCTTCCTTTATTATATCTGAAACAACTCCAGAACCACCAAATACATTACTGTTTACTTGGTAGTGCATAATATTATTATTATCCATCTTAACGGATATCTTTCTTACTAAATTCATATTAAATTAAATTAAAAATATATGCAAAGATAATTAAAATATAGGAATACCTATTCCTAATGAAATATAAGGCTTTAAGGTTTGTGTTTCATATCCAACTCCTCCTTTTAATAAAATCTTATTTTTTATATTCCAATCAAGTCCTAAATTCAACTGATTATTTGTATTATATGATACTGATACAAAAGCCTTACTTCTGTCTTTGTATTTTGTAATTGTAGTTTCCTTTATAGAATCCTGGCACTCTATTGTAGCGCAGAAATCTAATAATTCTCCAGTTGTTGTTATTGTAGCAGTCCCTGAAGACCTATTACCTTTTATTGGTTGAGTGTATACTCTTGCTTTTATAGAAGTAGTGTCAGGTCTGTCTAAATAAACTATAGATGTATCTGTCTTTCTGATATATACATTCTTATATTTTGTAACAACCTTTCCGTCAAGCTTTAAGGTATCTGTAACTTTTATAACTTTAATTTTAGTCACAACCTTATCTTCTTTTCTTGGTCCTTCACAAAATTGCAATAGGGCTGCACAAAGTACGAACCCTATTACTAATGATATTATATTTCCTCTATTCATTATGTCCAAATATTGAAATACTTAATTTGAGATGAAGGAGCGTGTCCATCAAAATAAACGCCATCTTCTGAAATCAAAGTTCCTTGATATAAATTTATTTCAAAGTATGATAATCTAGGGTCTGGAGACTCAGTCCAATATGTTGCTAAATCAAGTCTTACTCTAAGTTCAGTTCCTGAAATAATTGAACCAGCAAGTTCTATTGGAGCTATTACATTTCTTCCATCTTCATAATGAAATACATAATATCCAAAGTCTATACCATTATCATCTATATTATAGTTGAATTTTAAATCTAATGCTGTTATAGGATATAAAGTTTCATCATATGAAAATTCACCTCCATTTGAGAAGAATGTTGTATTAGTTAAGTTGTTAGATAATTCAGTACCTATTAATTGTATTTCTTTTTTAGGAGTATAAATTATCGTTGTTTCTCCTGCTACTGTTGTAATATCTAACTCGTCACTAGAACTTGTTATACTTGATATGTAATCAGTAGGTATATCAGATGTATAAGCTACTATACCTGAAGCATCTTGAAAAGTAGCTATTCTACCTCCAGTTATACTAGGTGTTGTTATCTTATATGTATAAGCTCCTATTGGGAAATACAATGAATTTTTCTCTAACTGAAAAACACTTTCTCCTGTCTTATTCATAAAGTAAAGAGATTGTTTGTCTGAATATAACCTAGCATATCCGTCTGGAGATCCAAAATCATCGTACAAGTATAAATCCCTAATCTTAGCATCTTTATCAGGAGCTTCATTTCCTTCCGTTAATACAGAGTCAAGGTCTTGAAGATTAGCATTTATTACAGATGTAATGTCTATTTCAGTAAAATCACCTGATACAACTTGAGTTTCATCAACACCATAAGTGTCGTTATTCTTTCTAAATATAAACGTTCTACCATTTAATATTAAGAATACAATCTCGTAATGCAATACAATAATTGGTGTAACTGAATTATTAAAGTAATCTTCAGGTGTTGTTTCCTCTGAATCATTGTCTACAATTGTAGTTATCTTTAGATTTCCTCCAACCTCAGGTTCGAGACCAGACAAAACAAACTCCCTAATAAGTCCTGCTGAAAAGTTTTTTGTTTCATTATTATTGTCTGCATCACTTCCAATTATAATATCGTTGTCTGATATTAAGGTGTCTATTGTGTATGTTTTTATTCTTGCCATAATATGTTTTTAATTATAAACTCTGATTTCTATAGATGCTTGATTTAAAATATCGTTTGATACATCTGCACCTGATGATACAGTTATTACATTTATTTCGTCTTCTGATATTTGTGATACACCCGCTAATCCATCTAACATATTTCCTGTCTCAGATGCAGAATTAATGTATAAATAAGTTTTATTGTTTAGAAACTTACCTGTTGTGATTCCTGAAAATGTTCCTATATCAACATAACTCCAAACAACTGTTCCACCTAAAGTGTTTTCTAAAACTGTAGCCACAGGAGCGTTAGTCCCTGTTTGAGATAACAAGGCTGTATATACTTTATATGGTCTTGTATCTAATCCATTTAAGATGTAGTTTTTTAGCGCTGAAATTAAGTAATTCTTCGTTTTGTCAGAATCATTAAAATCTGTACCAATTAGTTTGTCGTTTGCATTTATCGTATTGTCGTTTGCGTATGTCTTTATTTTTGCCATATTTTTTTATTCTTTTATTTCAAAATGCATTAAATCTTTTCCCCACATATCTCCACCCCAATTAAAACCGTGTTTTTTAAATATATCTATCATAGGCTTATATTCTGGCTTTGAAAATAAGGCTTTACTTGTTGGTGTATTCATTCCGTTCTTGCTAGGGTGTAAATCAATTGCTATTCCCCAAGAATGTCTGCTCCAATCATTAGCTCCTCTCATTTTTCTAAAGTTAAAACAACCTCCAAATAAATCAATACCAAGCTCAACTATTTTATTATATCCGTAAACCCTATGTATCTCATTAAATACAGCAAGGAATCTACCACCAACTAATTTATGGCATCTCATCTTAGTAACCTTTGTATCTGTATCCCAAGCTAATCTCATAGGGTATGGAAGGTTAATTGTAACAAGATAACCCTCTCCAGTTATATTAGGTTTCCCGTACTTAGAAATTATCTCCTTTGTTGTCATTTTTTCTATTTTTTAATAATTCTATGGTTTTTAATATGGTATATACAATAGATACACATAATAAAAATATTTTTAACGTAGATTCTACATTAGAAAAACTTACAGCCATAGCAATTGAATTTAGTCCGTATATCTTCAAATCGTTAATTGACATTTTTTGATTTCATTAAACGTTCTACAATATTCGTAACCCCTTCGATTGTTATGTAAGAAGTTCCAATAATTACCCAATCCGTTGAAGTAATAACTCCGCTAAATAAACCAGCAGAAGCTACTACAAAAACAGTTAATTTGCGACTAACCCATTTTGATAGGAATAAGTCTATTTTTTCTTTTCTACTCATATTAAAATACCGATTATTAACCCACCTAAAATCGCTAATAAAATATCAGATTTAGAATAAGTTGCTTTAAAATTCTTTACTTGTTCTATTTCCCATAGATGCCCGATTATAGCACATAACCAACAACCTACTAATAAACCTAAAATATTAGGTAGTAATAAATTTGGAACTAAGGCAATAAGAATACCTCCTACAATATGTAAGAGGTTTCTATATTTCCAATTTTTAGTTAATTCAATTAATTTAGTCAGCATAAGGTGTATATTCAATTCGTTCTAATTCTTCAAGTTGGTCGTGTATTTCTGAAAAGTTAGGGTCATCTAAAACCTCTAATCCAACTATCCATTTATCAGAACCATCTTTTACAAATAGTAGTTCAGAAGCGTTATTTTTATAACCATTCAATGTGTTATATTGTTCTAAATTTGGGTGTAGTACTAACATATTATAAAGAATTTAAGTAAGTATCAAAAGCATTAACAAAGTCTGTGTTTTCAGTTATTAAAGAAGAACCCATTGCATACATAGATATTTTAGTGTCAACATAAATACCTCCATTTCTAAATATCCATTGATTTTCAGATGTAACATCTGTCGAAATTAAAGTTCTTGCTTCTCCAATTGAATCGTTATATAAAGTAACATCAGTTGAGCTTGTACGATGTATAGACTTCATACCTTTTGTAGTAGTATATGTAAAAGCAGAATCTAAAGCGTTTACAGCACCCGAATTAATTTTTATTAGAGTAAAAGTACCCAATCGCATATTATTATCTAAAAGATTACCCTCAAATCTTTGCCCTGCACTTCCTGTAAAAACGTAAGCATATCTACTTGCATTGTCTAAAGTATAATTTACTCCTTGTGTTGCAGGATTAAAATTTGTATCAATATAACTACTTGTACCATTACCCATAAAACCTTCATTAGTTGTAAAAGTAGGTGTATTTATTAAAGTTGCTTGATTTGCCAATGGAGATTTCCAATTCAAAGTTCCAAAATCGCCACCACCATCATTAGCAAAAATATATAACACATCTAATTTATTCCATATACCACCTGCTTTTAAATCAATCACTAACTGATTTTGTATAATTTGTTGAGAAGCAGAAGGAAGTGTATACCCTTGCGTTGTTGCATAGTTTAGCACCGCTTGATAATCTGAATCATATTTAACTCCAGAAGCCCTATTAACTCCTATTGCATTTGCTATTGATATAAACATATTACCAAAGAGCTATAATTTTATAAGCAGTAGTATCAGAATTTAATACCCTAACAACCTGAACTGGCAAAAAAGTTCCATCAGGTATGTTACTGAAAACAACCTCATCACCGCCAACAGTTAATACTTTTAAATCACCACCTGTTCCAATGTAAAGAACACACCCTCTATTAGGTGTTCCTGATTCAGAAGATAATGACGGAATATTAGTTGTATCACTTGGTGTTACAGCTGCCGCTCTATTTGCTTGTAATTTTTGATATGACATTTTATTTTATATTTTTAAGTTGTTATTTACCATAGTTTTGTGCAAGCTAAATGTTTTGGTGTACCAGGTTTAGCTGTAGCACACTTGTGTCTTGCGTGAAAATTCTTTTTTCTTTTACTATCCTTATGTTTTGTAAAATCAGAATATCCTTTAGCACCTGCGTGAACTAAAGTTTCCTTTCCGTTTACACAATACTTCTTCATTATTTTTTTAGATGGTCGAGTAGATTTCCTAACCTCTCCACACTTCATATTGCTTTTTACTGATTCTGCCATAATTTTAATAAATCTCTGCAAAGATACGAAATAAAAAAAGTGTATATTTGCAATATAAAAAATCAAATTTATTATGGTTATAAAAGAAGTTAAATTTAATCAAGAAGCAAAAGAGCCTTTAATTAAAGGTATCTCAACGGTTTGTGATGCAGTAGCTACAACTATGGGGTATAGAGGTAGAACAGTATTAATTGAGAGTCCAGGAGGACTACCAATCGTAACAAAGGATGGTGTATCTGTAGCAGAGAGTATTTTTCTTGAAGATGCAACCGAAAGTTTAGGGGCAGAATTAGTTAAACAAGCGTGTAGAAAGACAGTTAATGAAGCAGGTGATTCAACTACTTGTACAGCTGTACTTACAAAGGCAATTATAGACAATAGTCAAAAATACCTAAAGAAAGGTGATTCAGCAATTGATTTAAAGAATGGTATTGACTTTGCCGTAAAAGAAGTTGTTGACTACATTAAGAGTACGTCTAAAGAAGTAGATGATTCATATCTATTTGATGTAGCTAGAATATCTGCTAATAATGACTCTGAATTAGGTGAGATTATTGCAAGTGCATTTATATCTGCTGGAAAGAATGGGGTTGTATCTTACGAACAATCTGAAAGCTCTAAAACCTATGTAGACTTTATTGATGGTATGCCAATTGCTAGAGGGTATGAATTTGAAGGATTTGTGAATAAGGCAGAGAATCGAACAATTGAGTTTAATAATAATCCCTTCATCTTACTATCTAATAGAAGATTTCAAAATATTAGGGAGTTATTACCTGTTGTAGAGTTTTGTCACAATGCTGGAAAAGAACTACTTATCATCTCTGAAATGGAGTTTGAGGTAATGAAGGTTTTATATGCTAACAAGAAGAATGGTCTTAAGGTAGCTACAATTATACCACCAAGTATAGGAGAGAAACGTAGAGATTACTTAACAGATATTTCTTTAGCAACAGGTGGTTTAATTATTGATTTAGATACCTCTACAAACATTGAAGGGTACGATATGAATGAATTACTTGGTAAGTGCAGTAGATTAACTGTAACTAAAGATGACACTGTATTATTCTTTAATGAGAAACCTAATGCAGATAAGGTTCAATCAAAGATTGAAGAGTTAAACAAAGTAATCAAGAATTCAAATAACAACCTTGAGAAAGAATATCTAAAGGACCGTATCTCTAAATTAGCTTGTGGCGTTTCTGTAATTAAGGTTGGAGGAACAACTGAAGTAGAAATTAAGGAGAAAATTGATAGGGTTGACGATGCAATTAATGCAGTTAAGAGTGCAATAGCAGAAGGAGTAGTTGTAGGCGGTGGTTTAGCGCTATATAACGCCTCTTTAAAGCTCGTTTCTATATCAAAAGGATATAAGTGCTTGCTCGAGTCAATTCAAGCCCCTATGCGTACTATTTTAAGTAATGCAGGTGTTAGATTAGAATCAATTGAGGGAGACTTATTAGCTAAAGAAGATAACTACGGTTATGATGTGAAAGATTATGAAATTGCAGATATGTTTAGTAAGGGTATAATTGATCCGTCAAAAGCAATTAGATTAGCTTTAGAGAATGCTGCAAGTGTAGCTACAACAGTTTTATTAACCAATACCACAATAACACATAAAAGAAGTAACTAATGAAGGTAGTATTAAGTAACATTTTAGTTAAGGAAATTAAGGAAGACGTGAAGACAAGTAGCGGTCTTTATTTAGGAGATGGTCAAGATATTAAGTTTCACAGAGGTGAAGTAATTGAGATTGGGGAGAATGTAGATAAGGTTAATGTTGGAGAGACCATTTGGTTTGATAGACACAGAACATACCCAATCAACTATCAAGGAATCGAGTACTTGATTATGGGGTATGAGAATGTAGTGATTGTAGAATAGGTTTTTAAATAATACAAAAAAGAGAGGGTTTAATCGCCCTCTCTTATTATTTCATCCTCTAAGTGATTTCCTAAACCACCATTTAAAATTTCATTCCTCTTCTTGTTATACTCAACCATAAGTTTTGCAATCCTCTTATCCTTGTAGCTTGTTTCATAGCTATTAAAGAATTTATTACTTGAAGAGTACTCACTAATTTCTTCTTGCATAGTTAGTTTCTTATATATACTAGAAACCCTTCTATTTGCCTTTATGGTTAATCTATACAATCTATTTCCTGCAACCTTAATCATTGTATTGCCAGGAAGAGCCTCTATCAATCCTAAATCAATAAATCTCTTTATACTCTTATTTTTTTGAAGCATTGCAGAGTTATATACATCAAACTCCTTCTTTGAGAATAGTGGTTCTGAATAAAAGTACATAAGCATTTCTATTTCATCAATAGTTAAATCATACATTACAGAAGCCCATCTCTTTACAATGCCGTAAAACTTCATAAAGTCGAACTCTCTATTACAAGATATAACCTTTACAACCTTCTTCTTGAGTGGTCTTTTCTTTGACCTCTCGTACTTACGCTTCATCGGTCTATACTTCTTTGCTTTGTGTATAGTACTATCTGCAATTGGTTTTATTAAGAAACTATTGATTTCAGACAAGACTTTCTCTTCCTTGAGTGTTTTTTCATTCTGCTCTAAAAAGTCCTTAAAATCGCTCATAAACTATTTCTTTTTGCCTCTTGCTCTCTTATCTCCAGGAGAATCACTTTTGCTTCCTCTATTTGCGGAAGCCTTCTTTTTTACAATACCTTTTTTAGTGTGTGCCATATCAAGACCATCTCCGTTTCCATAAGTTCCTCTATCTCGATTGACCTTATTTAACTCAACCCTCTTCTTAACCTCACCTGGTTTTTTATTGTACTCTTTTTGATAAGCATCTTTCTTTGCCTTTGCCTTTGGATTGTCTTTATAATACTTAGCAGTTTCTTTCATATTTCTTCATTTCGTTTAATAATTCGTATCTTTCTCTTGTAATTAATTCATCTTCAATTAGTTGTTCAGCTTCATCAAGTCTGCCTTCATATACCAAGTCATCTAACTCATCAGAGAATACAATTGAGTTTGATTCTAATGACACATCTCCTCTTCTGTCATATATAACATCTTCATCTTGATTACATACAATAGATGCTATAATTGATATTGGTATTGAAGTTGACATAAAGTCGTCTTTGTTTATGTTGTGTAGTTGGTCTATTGAATCATAAATCATCCTAGCTAACTCGAAGTTATTATCTTCGTCTATAAAGTTATCTACTCGATTAAACAATTCTACATTTATTGCAGTAAATTCTGGGCTGTTGCTTTCCATTGATTGTCTGTTACGTTAATTACTTCTGTATATGTACTTCTACTTATTTCTCTTAGCTCTGTTTCGTCATTATCAAGGTGTATATCTACTCCTTCCATATAATGTTGTTTCTTTTCTCCGTTAGTGTAAATCACTTTTTTTATACCAAGTTTATCAGTTACCTTTATTAAGTCTTGATTAAGATACTTACTATGCCTTGTTGTAGTTACAATTACATTATATCCACCTTCAATTAACTCTTTAGCGTATTCTTGTACTGATGGTAATGACAATGTAGCGTCAAAATCAAAACTTACTGTTATATTATTATTCTCTACCATATCTAATTTACATCATTAAAGTACATTTCATCATCATTCTCTTCGTACACAAATGACCATTTAGTGTAATGATAGAACTTTGTATTTTGCAATAGACTTAATCTATCTAAAATTGTATAATCATCAACATTAATTATATTGTCATCTATTTTTCCAAATATATCGTAGAAATCTGTACCTATTAAAACCACTACATCAGGCATAGAATCATCAGATTGAAAATTAACCAATATTTCTCCCTTGAATTTATTTGCTAGTAGTAATGAGAATAAAAATACATTTGGTCTCTTTATCTGTGAGTTAAAATCCTCTATAAATCTTTCAATCATAAGTTAAATCTTTTCACAAAAGTAATAAAAAAAGACCAAACAAAATGAATGGTCTTTTAATTGTAGTTTAATTTAATATATTAACTATATAATCTTAATTCAAAATTTATTCTTTCACCAAAAGACCAACCTACTGATGGTGTTCCGCTTGCTTTATAACTAGCTAATTCTATTAAATCAAACCCTAATAAAGAAGGAGTCACGATGTGATATATACCATTTGCAAAATAATTAGATACACTCATATATGGATTTGTTAATGTTATTAACTCTTCTCCTAGTGTAATATTTATTTTACCTGATACCCAAGTAGCCGTAACTGTAGTTCCTAAAGTGTTTTCTAAAACATTAACTGTAATAGTACTAATGTCAACTGGAGTAATTTGAGCTACATAAGTTCTATATGGAAGAGAAGCTAAACCTAAAGGTCTAATAACCTCAGCCATAAAAACTTTATCAGAACCACCTGTAGTAGTCACTAGTGTAAATCTTGCATAAGTATTAGGTTTTATCTCAAAACTAGTAGTTGTCTCAAAACCATTAGTCCCTAAAAGTCTTGCGTTATCTAACAAGGTTACAATTATAGGTAAACTTGAACTTTGATTTCTAACAACAAAAGAATCACCTACAACTTTGCCTAAATCAGATAGTCCTAAATAATTATTTACATCACTTGTTACATAAGCTCTTGTAAAATTTTTAGTAATCTTAGAAGATAAACTCGCAGGGTTTTGAGCTATAATTAAGGCTGAAGTATTTCTTGATTCTTCTGTATAAGTAACACTTCCTGAAGGTCCTTGAGGTCCAGTAGGTCCTTGAATACCTTGAATACCTTGCGCTCCTTGAGCTGCTAATAAAGCCCAATGTGTTGTATCTTCTTCAGGATTTGAGTTTCCAGTTCCTGTTACAGCCGAAATACAAAACCAAGACGCTCCGTTAAAACCAACAGCATCATCTTCTGCATAAGAAGAGTCTGTATCCCAAGCTCCTTGCCATTCTAATCCTGCTGGTCCTACTGGTCCTGGAGGTCCTGCTGGTCCTTCAACTCCTTGAGGTCCTTCTGATCCTACACCAACTGTAGCTGTTATATCCTCTAATGTAAAGTATTCTGTTTTTCTATCTACTTTAGTTCCTTTTCTTTCTGTAAGGTCTGTAAACGCAGGGTCTACACCTAAAAATTTTGTTCCACTTGGAATTGTTGCCATTTGTTATATTTTTTTTAAATTTATTTTGTGAATGTATAACTTTTATCTGAAGGATTGTATGTGGGTGCTTTAGGTTTAGCCACATCTCTTCCTAGACTACCTTTTGTCTTTTCTAAGTACTTTACAGCTCTATCTGAATATTGACCACTATTTTTTGATTGCTTCATCTTGTGTTCGTCAGCTGTATATATCTGACTATTCATATCTTCGCTGTACCCATCTTCCCCAGGTAATTTGTCGTAGTAGTATTTGTAATTCATAGATCCATCGTCTTGCAATACCTTTACAATCTTTCTTACAGGAAGGAAGTCTTCCTTAGTTGGGTCAAAGTCTTTTCTTGCTTTAGTCTTAACTGGTTTTTTCTTATCGTCAGCCATATCTACTATATTTCTGTTATTATTACGTTAATATTATCTAATGTTATATCCGTTGTATGGGCTTGGTTTTTAACCCAAACCTCTATGTAATCATCTGTATCTAATTGAACTAAACAATGAAAAGGCACTGATTCAACTCTATTTGAACCACTTGTAACAGAACTTTGTTCGCTACACGGATGTAATAAACCATTTTTAAAGAAAGCAGCGTGAATAGTTTGATTACTTCCTGCTGAAACACTTACAATACCCTCTACTTTAAACACTTTAGAAGTTCCTGTGTTAGTTACTCTATTACTTGTGTGAACTAAACCATCACGATGAAATAAAGATGTTGTGTCAGCGTTTAATTTAACCCAAGTATTTGATGTTGTTATATCAGTTACAGAACTTGAAGAAAAGTCAAAGTAATTAATGTACGCTGGTTTAAAATCTTCTAACTCGTAGTATTCTGTTTTAGCATTATTAACCCTATCCTTCTTCTCGCTTAAATCAACCTTAGAAGAATCTACACCTAAGAATCTCGTATTGGTGTCTATAGCCATATTGTATTATTTTTAGATTTATTTTTGATTTGCAAAGATACAAATTATTCAACCACCTTTATGAAGTTTCCATTCTTATCGTGTAATGTAGTTAACTCAAACTTCTTATCTAAACCACTAAGTACCACTTCGTTTAATTGAAATACCATCTGAAATACATTGAAGTCAACTGAACCTCCGTTCTCTTTGTAGTATCTATAAAACCAACCTATATCGAATTGATTGGTATTCCTCATTTGTATATATTGTTCTTTCATATTTTATTTATTTTTAATTATACTCCAATGTTTATCTATAGTTGGTCTCGATATTCCACTTATTTTATGAAGAGACATTTTACTTAATTTAATATTACTTTTTATTAATTCATCTTTATATTTTAATAATTCAGATATAGTGTTGTCTGATGTTTCCTTGTGTTGATTTCTTATTACTTTAAAACCATCTATAAAATCTAATCTATCAGCCATTAAGTCAATATACTTTCTTGTGGTTAAATATCCAATACCAGAGAAATCGCTTATGTCTTTTATTGTAGCAGATTCTTTATCCTCTCTTAATGAATCTATAGTTGCTTCTATAACTTGTAACTTGTCATCTTTCCCAACTTTATCTATACAGTTCTTCATATACTTTAGCTTTATCTTTTTATACTCTTTCGTCATCTCTTTGTTTATGTCCTTACACTTTCTTATTTCAGAAATCCTTTTTGAATCTATAACTAGCAATCCGTTTAAATTGTTTTTCCACTCAACAATCTTTGTTGTTTTATTATTTCCATCTCTAGTTTTTACAATACTACTAATATTGCTTGGTAAGTCAGAATCAAATATAGAGTATATTAATTTATATACATCGCTTTCAGTTATAAATATACCAGTAGATGATTTCCTTTTAACTATGTTTACTACATACTCGCATAACTCATTACTACATACATCTGGATTTATATACCAAAGCTTATACACAAACAACTTTAAGTTCCTTATGGTTTTTTCTCTATTTAAACCAAATATAAAGAATCTCGCATCAACAACCTCGTAAGGTTCATTCCACACGTATAAGTAAGAGAACTCTACTCTACAATCTTTAGTTACTGGTGTTATTCTTAAATAATTACTAATCATATAGCAAAGATAGATATAAAATGTAAACAAATTACATACTAATTAATTACATAATCAGTTTAGTCGAAAAAATGTAAACAAGTTATATTCAGGTACTATAATACCTAATACCTCATTATAAAGTACTTTACACTTTTCAAATACATAAGTGTGTTGTAGTTAGTATGGTCTGTTGTAGGGACTATCCCACCACCCAATGATCACAACCCATCAAATCAAAACTCTTTTTCATTCGGTAGGGGGGTCTACTTTCAAAATGTTTCTCCCAAAGTTTTTACCTTTTTAGCCTACTTTGATGTTATGGTATTTTTAAACCTCTCATTTAAGGACCTACTATTGCGGTTACTCCATTCGACGTTTTATGCTCCCATCTTTTAAAACCAATTAGCAAAGGTTTATTTTTTTTGTTGTTGTGGTAGTGGTTTATGGTGCAACTACTCAAAAACTCTAAACTAATTTTAACCTAAAATAGCTACATTACAAAAGTTAAGTTATTAAATTATAATAATATCTTAAAATTGTATAAAATGTAATTGCTTGAAAATCAAAGGTTTTAATAATAATCAAGTTAAAAAGTGTTAAAGTTTTGTTAAAGGTATTGTTATCTAAAATTAAATACCTATATTTGTAGTGTCAAAATGAAACAATGTTCTTTCTTATACATTATGTAATACACGATAAGGCTAAACCACATATATACTATAAAATAAGTAAGTGTGAAATAGGCAAGCATCCAAGTATTGTAAGTTAGTTGGTCACACGTTACGCAAAGCAGTATGGTACACAAGGCGATAAGATAGCAAATGTTAAAAAAGTGTTAAAGTTTTTGTATATTAAATAACTTGTTATATATTTGCAGTGTTAAGTAGAGACAAACTACTTCAAAATAAATCAGCTGAGACCACAGACTTATGATGTGGCGGAAGTCATAAAAGACTATAAAATAGGGTGTGGTCACTCTGAAATAAGCGGTAAAAAGTAATCCGTGAAGTTCGAGACTACGATACTGCCAATTACATAGGTATAAGGTCGTTAAGCGTATAAGGATGTGTTATCCTTACTGAAGAGTCACAGAATGACGAAACGTTTTAAAACTATTAATTATGAAACTTAAATTAAACGACAAAGTAAAAATACACGGATGGGTAATGTTAAAAGGTGTTGAAGGTGAATTAAAAGTGTCTAAAATAGATGATGTGTCATATTGGTTTACTAAACCAAGGGGAACAAAGGTAGTTTGTAGACACATTATATCTGATGTAGATAGATGTATAACTAATTCAGACAATATTAACAAAATAGAAATATTAAATAACTAAAATTTATACATTATGGAAATAGTTAGAGACTTAAGAACAGGAAACGCTATACTGAAACGTATGGCAAAAGAAAATAATTTTGATATAGAAAACGTATATATAAACAACGACTTTAAATATATACATACTATAGATATAAACAAAGATGATGCGGACTTCTGTACAACTGAATACAAAGGAAACAAATATAAAGTTCAATATATAGGTGGGTGTTTTAATCCATTCATAGTAAAATTATAAAGTTATGACCAAAGATTCAAAATTCATAAAAGCAAGATACATAGATAAAGATTTACCGCCAGAAGGCACTATAACTGAATATGGTGAAATATATTCTTACAACTCAAATAGTTCAATAGATGTAGGTGGAATAGTACTACAAACTATAACAGGATATTGCCACCAAGATACACTCGAAATAAACAATGTGAAGTTGCTTGATTGTAAAGCAAATCATTATTGGACTGAATGATGCAGTTCGCAAAAAATAGAATAAACAACTAAAATTTATACACTATGAAGAATAAACTTAAACTTATAGCGCTACTAATTGTGGCGCTATTTCTATTAGCAGCAGCAGAAAAACATTGTGAAACCAAAAATAAATATTACTATGAAAGGCAGAAGTAATTCAAGCAGCAGAAGGTTATCCTTAACCATAAGCACAAGCAGTACAATGAATGATTTTATTAATAAAAAATTAGGTAAAAAAGATGACAACAATTCAAGTAAAAAAGATCAGCCTTCAAGAGGCTAAAGACCATAGCAGAAGTAATTACAATTCAAGAGAATGGAGTAAGATCATAGATCTATACGCAAAAGATGAGGCAGAATTTTACACCAATGATAGTGATAAGGTTTATGCAGTGTATATGGCAGATGGTATCAGATTCTTCAAGGAATTAAGCTATTCAATGGGATTAACCTCTAGTGGTTTTCAGATGGGAATTAGAGGCGATAACACGATAACCTTAATGAGGTTTCCAGACAACAAGGCAATAGACAATACTCCAGGCAATAGAAAGATATTATCTAACAATTGCAAAGAAAATCAAATGATATTTTATTATAACTAACTTTAAATTTTATACAAAATGAAAACACTACAAATTAATTTAGGACTAAACAATAATCCAATGAATGCAGACCAGGTGATAGAATACTTCGCTACGCTGCCTGAGTACAGACTAATGGCTTATATCATCAAGGATAAGACCTTTAATGGTGAAGTAGAACCTACCTTTGTAGCCTTATTAGAGCATAAGTACACACGTGATAGCAAAATATTATCTGATGTTGAAAATTGGTGTAGCCTATTCACTCAGGAGTCAATTGCACTAGTGACTGACAAAATGGAAGTTCTTGCCTTCAATATTAAGTACGAAGGAGATACCTACAAATTTGATTCTAATCTATTTGAATACATTAAACTATAAAACATATGAGAGCAATTATAAAATTTTTAGAAGAGTTAGCTAAGAATTGTCCTAGCGAGACAAAATGGTAGGCAAACTGATGAGACTTTAATAGTCGAAACTAAAGCCGTGAGGCTTAGGTCTTTGTCAAACTTTAAAAACAATACTAAGATGAGAGCAAAACAAGTTTTAGAATACATAGAAAACACACTAAATCAAACACCTAGACACAATTGCACGGCACTAGCTAAGGCAATAACACAAGCTAGTAAAAAATTCAAGCAAGATCAATTCAATATGATGATGTTATTACTGGAAAATAAACCAATAGATGGATCATACACACATAGCTATGGTTTCCATACCGCATACGGAAGAGAACTAATAGATACAATGTCAAACTATTATTATAAATTTAACAACTAAAACATTATGGAATTTACAAACGAATTTAAGAGTACAAGAAGTGGTTTTAATCACACGTCTAAACTATGGAGTAGCAACGGAGAGTTATTAGCTGTATCGGTCTGCAAATACATAAATAGAACATGGGAAAGCTATGCATTTCAATCATCAATGAAGTCTGCGGTTAATCAGGCTATAGAAAATCAAGTGCAAAAAGAAAAACAACTGCAAAGGATAACGAGACTAACTAAGAGTAAGAGACTAGAGATAGAACTTTACTCATTAATTATAAATGAATTAAAAACATTATACAAAACATTATGAAGGTAGTAAAAATAAATACAACGGCATACGAAGAAGAAGACTTCTACTTAATGACTGACTTAAGCGAAGATGACTTATACGAGGTTATAATGCCTATAGTAAACCAAGAGAGATACGGATATGAGGACTACGACAATGAGTCATTGCTTTTAGCCTTAAAGAAAAGATACCCTACAAATAAAGTGGATATAATTGAGATAGAAGAAATTAGTTATTAAAAAAATAAACAAATGAAAAAATTAGTATTAGTAGTGGTATTATTGGTTTTATTAACCTCTTGCCGTAGTGGTTGGAATTGCAAAAAAAGATATGTAGAAGTAAGTAAAAAGAATGTTGAATTAAAACAATTATCATAGTTATGAGACCAAGAATTAATAGACGTGTGAATGTTCAGCAAGTAGTCGAACATATAGAACACAAACGTAGAGTGTATTCAGAGGCTATTACGGACCTTATGAATGAAGAAGGTATATCCTACACCAAAGCAAAAGAATTGTTAAATAAAAGGCTATACGATAAGGTGGTCTTTAAATTTTAAGGTATGGTAATAGTAAACCAAATTGATAATGAATTCTGGCAGATGAGATTGTTTGAACCGAGTGATAATACTTGGTTTGAACTTCTCTGCCTTGATTTAGAATCCTTAACACTACAAGCTAGTGCAATATATAACGTAGATTTAAACGAAGTCTTAAACTAAGTGATAGTGATAGACGCTAAATACAAATAAATTATGAAACAAACATATTATTTAGTTGAAAGTGATAATGCACCTCAACCCGACAAAAGTTTTAGCTTAAAAGAAGTTAAAAAACTATTAGAATATACAGAACAATTAAATTTTGAATATGAAGTTTATCTTTGTGTTTGGGATAATTTAGAAGATGAATTTGATTTAAAGTTAAATGTGACAGAACAATTTAATTAAAAAATATTATGAAAATTAAAAACTATAAAAATAACCCAAAAAATTCAAAAGAGGGTTGGGATTTATTCTTTTCAGAGGGTAGCGATAATGGAGATTATCAAATACAAAGAATAGACGAAATGAATATATTTAAAGATGATATTCAAGCTATTAAGTTTGTTTATAAAAGAGCATTAGAGGGAAGTAAAAGACACAAAAAAGCATTAGCCGTAGTTATGTTTTTAAACCCACAAGAAATAAGATTAATTTTTAATTAAAAGAAGAATAAATTATGACAGAAAATAATAAATTAATAGCGGTATTTATGGGTATGAAACCGCTAAACAACGATAGCAGTGTACTAGTATTCAGTACTGACAGAGGCAATGATATTATATCTATCGACAACTTACAATATCAAGATGATTGGAATTTACTAATGCAAGTAGTAGAGAAAATAGAGAACTTTGGTTTTGAATTTTTTATAGTAGAAAGTAGATGTAGAATAGCAAACAATACCGACAAGTCAATAGAAACTATTATAGATTTTGAAATAATAGGCACTAAAATACAAGCAACGTACAAAGCGGTAGTGGAATTTATTAAATTATATAATCAAAATAAATAAGATATGGAAGAATATAGCAATTGTTGTGGTGCAAGTAGACATCACATATTTAATGAGCTTTGTGCAGACTGCCTAGAGCATTGTGAGTTTGAGGAAGATGAAGAAAGTTAGGTGTACTATAGACATACGAAACCAAATGATTAAGGGTATTATAACAAGAGGTAAGGCATACGATGTTATCTGGAGTAACAAGTACGGCTTTACCTTCCTTAATGATAAAGGGGAATTATCCTTAGGTAGGTTTAAAAATTGTCATATAATAAATGGCGATTGGGAAGCAATTCAATAAAACAATATAAAATATAAAATGGAAGCAAAGAAATTCACATTATTCGAGGTGGCTAAGATATTAAGGAATCACCACCTAAACAAACTAAACTATAAAGACTACAATAAATTCACTCAAGATGACTTTGATGGTGTTGAGTATGTAAGGGTTAATAATAAGACAAGACCAAAAGATTTAATAGGTAAGAGTAGTAGGGTATCTAAGGTGATCAAGGTATTATCTCCTAAGGGTAAGGAGATTCTATTCGATGGTGTTACAGATATTTGCGAGGCTTTAGATATTAAGGCTAAGAACTACTGGAGAAAGATGGCAGAGAATCAAGGATACACTATTGTAAGTGTAGAAGAAGTAGCTAAATTAATTTAAAAACAAATAAGATGAAAAAGTTTAGAATTTATTATTGGAAGTATAAAAATGACGATTATCAGGATTTCGAAATCGACATTATAGCTGACAATTTTGACGAGGCTTATTTAGCTTTTAAGGATTCACAAAGAAGATCTAAAATTAGATGTATAAACGAAATAGTATAATCAATTATTTTAAAGTATGAGTAAAATAGAAATTATTGCAGAATTAGACAAATTAATGTATATTGCAGAACAATTAGAGAACACTTTTTTAGTTGGTAGACTTGATGTAATAAAGCAATCACTTATAAAGGATTGGAATGAGAGTGATGCTTACTATGAACTGATAAGTAGTCAATTGAAATAAAGTTATTCGATGTAGGTTTGGGCGACCTTTATAAAACCCACAATTATAATTATGGACAATATCCAAGAAACACCAACGCAAACATTAGGCGAACAAATTGGAAGAGCAACCTTCAATCCATCAAATGAAAGTTTAGTTGATATAATTAAGCAGAAATCTGCCGAACTTATTGACTTGTTGCAAGCTATAAGGAATGACGAAGTAAGCAAAACTTACGACAAAACTCCAGAACAATTACAAGCTCAAAGCGGTGAAAAGTTGCGATTAATTTCGTTAGCTAAAACTACCTATGAAGAAGCTGAAATGTGGGCGGTCAAAGCTACAACTTGCTAAATGTTTTTGGTTGGCGTAGTAGGTTGTATATTTGTACTCAGATAACAATTAAAAAATAGTTTAGATAACGTGTTTATTTAAATATAAATACTATATTTGCATAAGGAGAAGCCGAACACCGAACATAGTAGGCAATACATTTTAAATTATATTATATGGCACAATTAGTTGCAGTTAGTATCGACCTAACAAAAATTGACAAGTCTCGCATTGTAGAAGGCGCTAAAGGAGGAAAGTATGTAAACCTTACATTATCAATTAATGATGAAGAGGATCAATACGGAAACAATGTTTCTCTATGGCAGTCACAAACTAAAGAAGAGCGTGAGGCTAAGGAGAATAGATTATTCTTAGGTAATGGAAAGTCATTATGGAGTGATAATGATAAAGGCTCAAAAGCATCTAAGACTTCTAAGAAAGAAGAGGTTCACGATGATTTACCCTTCTAACCTTAGATTATTAATTAACACATTTGATTTAGAGGTTTTCATTGAGAAACACTACTAAATAACACAACTAACCTAAAGAGAGGTATCGTATGGTACTTCTCTTTTTTAATACAAAAATTATGGCAACAAAAAACACAGAAAAGAAAATGAATTTATTTCAAAAATTATTAGAGATTCAAAAAGTAGTAGTTGGTCTTGGTAAAGATTCAAAATCATTTGGATACCAATATGTATCAGGCTCAAAAGTATTAGAACACATCAAGCCTATGATGAATGACTTAGGTATTATCCTAAAGCAAGAGGTTCTTGATATTGAGAATACAAGGCAAGATTACACAACTAAGAGTGGATCTAAAAGCGAGATACTTACAAAAGCAATTATGCGATTCACTTGGGTAGATTGTGAGACTGGAGAGAAGGATGAGAATATGTTTGCAGCTAATGGTCAAAATGATTGGGATAAGGGCGTTGGATCTGCATTAACTTATGCTGAGAGATATTTCTTGCTTAAGTATTTCCATATTGCTACCGATGAAGACGATATTGACAACCCTAATCGTAAGCCTACTGAAGTTACAAAACCTAATAACTCCACATCACCAACCCCTAAGAAACCAACGATAAGTGACTTATCAAAGGTTAAGGATGCCTTAAAGAAAGATAGAGTGGCTACATTGAAGATGCTTGAGAAGTATGACATTACAGAACAACAAAAGAAAGAGCTTGGTATTTAACCAGGCTCTTAAAACAAATTAAGATATGAATAAAATAATTTTAATAGACGCAGATTCGATGTGCTACATAGGTGGATCTTGCGAAGAAGTAGACCAAGCATACGACAAAATAGACCAAGCAATATCAAATATTATATCGACATCTGGAGCAAGTCATTACACATTGTTTGTAGAGAAACCATTCAACAATAACTTCAGGAAGAAAATTGTAAAGAGTTATAAAGTTGGTCGTGCTAATAAGGAACTACCTAAATTCTATAATGAAATTAAGGAATACTTAATTGGTAGCTGGAATGCGTATGGTATTGGAGGTTACGAAAGTGATGATGTACTAATTTCTTACTACAAGAAGTGTAAAGAAGAATACCCATTTACAGAGGTGGTTATTGCATCAATGGACAAGGACCTCAAGCAATATCCAATAGTAATGTTTGACACCTACTACCAAAGATTTGGTCAGGTGTATAATATCACAGAAGAGGAGGCTAATTATAACTTATGGATTCAAGTTATTATGGGCGATTCTACAGACTCAATTAGTGGTATTAAGGGCAAAGGTATCAAGTATGCAGAAAGTGTCTTAAAAGGCTCTAAGAATCACTTTATAGCTACTTGTCGAGCATATCGTAATAATTATGGAAGCAGATGGCAGAAGAACTTTATAAAGAACTACGTTCAGGTTAAGTTATTAGATAATCTGAATGTTAAGATAGATTTAAGTGAGGTAGATTTTAATCAAGAATAAGATATGGCAAAACAAAAGGTAGAAGCGTTTTTCCCTAAGGAGGAAGAAATCGCAATGGTAGGAGTGATCAATAAGGAGGTTAAGGTAGCTTTCTCAGTTGAGAAGGCAGACTACGGATTTTATGTGGTTAGGTATAATCTTAATGATAATTTAGAGGGTATTAAAGATACCATAAGTTATAAGAGGATTGACACGAATGAGAGTGATAGCAAAAGAAATAGAGTCATCTTTAGCAATCAAAGTGACGCAGAGAGAGAGGTGATTCAGTCGTACAATCAAGTGTTTAACTATATTCAAGAAAAAAGAAAGTAAAGATGGAAACAATTAAAGGTAAAATTATCAGTAGAGTAAATGTAATATATAATGCTCTACTTAAGGCAAATAAAAAAGACTCTGTATCTGAGGATGTTAAGAATATTAGTTTTATAATATTTAATAGTAAGACCACAGAAGAGTCAATTAAGACTAAGAAAATGTTTGATGTGGTATTTGAAAGGGAGTTGAGTAAGAGATTACAAGAGGCAAAAAACGAATTAAGTATAATTAATAACCATATAAATAAATAAGATTATGTATTTAGACGAAGCAATTTATAACATAGTAGTAAATGAAGCAAAAGAGATTAAATCATTTGTAGGTAGAAAACTTAAGTGTATGGAAGACAATGCAAACTCCACCTTAGCTATAAAAGGAGAGGTAGTTGAAGTGGTTCATCAAGATGGCGATGTATTAACTATAAGCAAACCAATGAATGGTTTTGATGGTATGAAGATACATACCTCTATGATTGGTAAAGAATTTAAACTACTGAAGAAAGATACCATAGTTGAAGCGATTGTAGATAAATTTAAGGATAGAAGCGATGTTGGTATTAAGAAATACAACACCACATTAGATAGGGAAGACCTTACAACAGAGCAGTGGATTGATCACGCAATTGAGGAAGCAATGGATATGATTCTGTACTTAGAGAGGTTAAAGAGAGATATAACTAATATTAAAAAAGCTGTAAGAGATGGAAAATAAGACACTACAAAGGGTAATCTTTGAACTATCTGGACAAAAGAACAATAGGGAGTTTGCAAAGTACATCAGGAGGTCAGAGAGTTATACATCTAATATGATAAATTCAGATAGGAATATAAGTGTTGAACTCGGAATTGATATGATGCAGAGAATGTATTTAGATAAGGAATTAATTAAGGAAGTTATATTAAATTATATAGATGAAGCTTTCTTTATTTAAAGGATAGTTCTTATATTTGCAAAGGTGCTTATCGCTGTCGGTATTCGGCAGTATCAGGAATAAGTTAAATGGTAGTTCATTCAGCCTTAAAATAGTCCGTATAGCTCAGTTGGTCAGAGCAATTGACTCATAATCAATAGGTCGGTGGTTCAAGCCCACCTACGGACACATAGTAGGGCAGAATGATAAAAATCCTTCCAGGTCCTGGAATGTAGGTCTCACCTATGATTGTATCGCTACTTGTATTCTGTCTGGTTAACTCATAATTGACGAGTAAATAGGTGAATGGACTGACTGATGGAAAGACATCTTTTTTTTAAACATATCTAAAATTGAATATAAATATTTTGTATCTTTGCCAAGTAATTTCTGTGGAGGATTAATTACAATTGAAAATACTACAATATCATTAGAAACCTTATAAGGATTAGAGCCTCCACCTCGAAACTTATAGGGTTTTTTGTTTTTACTAAATACATAGCGTATGAAAAAAATTGGAAGCCTAGAAGTAGTGAAGTATAACTTCGAGTTAGTTGATGGAAACCCTAAGGTAGTTATATCTATGATAAAGGTTCTAGATGAGAGTGGTAAGTATATTAAGTTTGCTAAACTAGAAAATATACTGCCTTATTTAAGTAAATACCCAATAACATTTAAAGAGATAGAGTAATGAATCATAGTTTTAACGTAGATATAGCAAAAAAATATGGTGTAGAATTGGCTATAATTTTAGAAAATATGCAGTGGTGGATTGCTAAAAATAAAGCTAATAAAAAGCATTTTCATCAAGGAAGTTACTGGACCTATAATTCTGTAAAAGCATTTTCTGAACTATTTCCTTATTGGTCTGTACATCAAATAGGCAGGTTTTTAAGAAGGCTAGAAGACGAAGGTTTGATAGTATCTAAAAACTTTAATAAGGCTGGATATGACAAGACAAAGTGGTATACGGTCAATGATAGCTTGATTTTGCAAAATTGCAACATCGAATGTGCAGAAATGCACAATCCATTGTGTGAAAATGCACAACCTATACCAGATATAAACACAGATATAAATAATTCTCTTGTAGGGTCTTCTCAGACACCTACGAAAAAAGATTCTAAGAAAGATTTATTTAAAACCAAATTGTCAGAGGTTGATGTTGAGTTATTAGATAAAAAGCAAAAGGAATATTACTCAGTAGCTATAAACTTTCAAAAGCTATTTATACATAACAAAAAAGAATTGGGTCTTAATAATTTTAAAGACCAAGAGAATGCTACTTACTTAAACTATGTAGAGCCTATAAGATTGGCTATAGAAGTAGATGGTTGGAGTGTAGAAGATTTTAGGAATGCTTATGCCTTCTTAATTAAAGATGAATTCTGGAAAAAGAATATACTATCAACTTCTAAATTAAGAGATAAGATGGAGCAATTGGTTGTTAAGTCTAAAGATATTAACAAGAAACAAATACTACCATCAGACTTCTGGGTAAGAGAATTAAGTGATGAACAAAAGAAACTACTAAGCGATAAAGATTTAACTACTTGGGAAAGACAGAAGACAGCAAGGCTTATGGAAGGCGGTAGAATGTTACCTATAAAAATAGAATATGAAAAATAAAGATATGAAAGTAGCAGTATTTAATAACATTAACGACACATCTGAACCAAGATATGTTGAGGTTAGTAAGATATTAAAGGCAATAAAAGATGGATCTTTTAAAGACAAGGTAGAGTCTATTAGAAATGAGAACGATAAAGGTAATCAAAGTAGATTAAAGTCGTCTTTGACATCAATACTATTCTCTTCATCTAAACAAGAAGGTGTTGAATCAGGCAGAAACAACAAGATTTCCTGGAGAACAGATAAGGGATTGGTAGAGCATAGTGGTCTTATGTGTCTTGACTTAGATAAGTTTAGTAATGAGTTCGAGATGATTTCTATTAAAGATGATTTAATGAACGATGACTATGTATTCTCTGTATTCGTATCTCCATCTGGTGAAGGATTAAAGGTATTAGTTAAAGTTCCAACTCAAATTGAAAACCACAGGAAATACTTTTATGGTCTTAAGGAACACTTTAATTCACCTAACTTTGATGATTCTTGTGTTAATGAGGCAAGAGTTTGTTATGTTTCTTATGATGAAGGTATTTATATAAATGAAGACTCTAAAGTTTTTACTAAGATGGTTGAAACAAAAACACCATCAGTTGAAGTAAGAGAAACTAAAGTTCAAGTAAAGGTAGAGAATGATAGGGTTATAGATGGTCTTTATAAGTGGTGGAACGCAAAATATGGTATTGTAGATGGCGAAAGAAATAGGAATACATATATACTTGCAATGGCTTTCAATGAATTTGGTATACCTGAGCTGCAAGCCAAGTCTTTTATGTCGCAATTCGAGGACTTAAGTGGTTCAGACCCTTTTAGTATAAACGAAATAAATAGAAGTATAGAAAGTGCTTATAACAAAACACACGTATTCGGTACTAAGTCATTCACAGATGAAGAAACTATAATAAAAGAATATCTACATAATGATATAGATCCAAAACAAAGTATATCAGTAAACCTTGATAATATATACAAGGCTTCATTTGTTGATGTAACTAAAAAGATTGAATATCCACCAGTAGCAGTATCTATTGGAACACATAGAATGGGTAGTAAAGATTTTCCTATACCATTTGGTACTTATGGAAACTTTAGTTGTATTGTTGGGGCATCTAAGTCTAAAAAGACATTCTTAAAATCTTTGATTACAGCTTCTTTTATTGGAGGTCAAACATCTAACTATACATCTTCTATAAAAAGTCACAGAGATAGAGAATGCTTTATCATTGATTTGGATACTGAGCAATCAAGTTGGCACGCACAGAATGTATTTAAGAGGGTTACAAGATTAGTTGGAGTTGAAAATTACGAGTTTTATAAACCTTTTGCTTTAAGACCATACGAGCCTAAAGAAAGGCTTCAATTTATAGAGTGGCTGATTTACGAAAGCGAGATGAAGGACAATATTGGTTTTATAGCAATTGATGGTCTTGCAGATTTAGTTAACGACTTTAATGATCTAAAAGAAAGTCAGGCTGTAATACAGAAAGTTATGAAGTGGACTGATGATAAGCAATTTCACTTAACAACTATCTTGCACTCCAACTTTGGAACTACTAAGGCTGTAGGACATATAGGGTCTTCTATGTTAAAGAAGGCAGAGACTGTATGTCAAGTAACTCCAGAAGGTGATTCTGTTAAGGCTCACTTTAGCCACACAAGAGGATTCCCAATAGCAGATTTTTGTTACTCAGTAAATGAAGAGGGTCTTCCTTACTTGCTGAACGAGAATGCAGAACCTATAATTAGAAAGGTTGTAAAGGAAATTGATGAGTGTGATACTCAATTACCAACACCAACACCAGACCAAGCATTTGGACCAATAGATATTAATAACGAAATACCATTTTAAGATATGAATACATACACCAGAAAAGATATAGCAGAGGCTTGTTATATAAGCGAGTCAACTATAACGCATAGAATGAAGGTATTAGGTATTAAGAGGGATAATAGGAAGAGTGGGAAGGTAATTCATTTTAATCAAGAAGAATTTGATGCTATTACAAACTTCAAGAAGAGTCCTTCTAAGAGGGTGTATTCATCGATGATGTATTCTAAGAAGAAGATATATATTATAGAATACTTCTTGTCGAATAAAGATAACTCAAGCCCAGAGATTGCATCTTACTTCGGTGTACCTGAGAGCTTTGTAAATGCCACACTTACAGAATATTTAGAAAATAATTCAACAATTTTAGTTGGTAGTAAAATTAATTTAATAAATTTGTAAAAAAATAAGATATGAATACAGCAGTAGAATGGTTAGTTGAGCAATTTGATACTACAATTAATTATACTTTGGAAGAATGGCAACTAAAAATTGAACAAGCCAAAGCAATTGAAAAGAATCAAATAGTATTGGCTTTTATTAATGGTGATAACTCTGATTGCTTAGAAGAAGAAGACTCACTATTATACGCTATTGCTTACTACAATGAAAAATTTAAAAAATAAGATATGGAATTACAACTTAAGTCATACGGAAAAACAATAACCTTTAAAACTGAACACGATGATGTTTCTTTAGAGGAATACTTTGAGGCTTTTGAAGGATTGCTTGTTCAAGCTACATTTCATCAAAAAAGTGTTAGAGAATTTATTATAGAGTGGGGAAAAGAATTAGATGAATTTAAAGATAAATAAGATGAAACAAGAAACACTTGAAGAAATTTCTAAAGAAATGTATAAAGGAGAATATATATGCAATGGTATAGATCTAATACCTGTATGGAGAGAGGGGTTTATTTTAGGGGCTGAATTCCAACAAGAAAGAAGTTATAGTGAGGAAGATATGAAATCTGCTTACGAACAAGGAGCAAGATTAGCATTACTTAGTCAGTCGCCTTTAGCATTACATAAGGGAGAGTTTCCAAATCCTGAAGAATGGTTTAATGATTTTAAAAAATAACAATAAAATATATGAGTTTAAAAAAAAATAAATCTTTAGTAATTTGGCACATATCCGACACGCATACTTATCACGACTTATTAAAAGTGCCTTATGATATAGATATGATTATACATTCAGGTGATTGTAGTAATCCTAGAGATCCTTACAACAACGAATCAGAGGTCAGAGACTTTATAGATTGGTTTAAAATGATACCAGTAAAATACAAGATTTATGTAGCGGGTAATCACGATACATCAATTGAGAAAAAACTTGTAACTAAAAAAGACTTTGAAGATGCTGGCATTATTTACCTTGAAAATGAATCTATAATAATTGAGGATATTAAGATATTTGGATCACCACACACGCCTAACTTTGGTAACTGGGCTTTTATGAAGGAAAGAACAAAGCTCGAGAGATTTTGGAGATTAGCAATTGAAGAAGATGTTGATATTGTAGTAACACACGGTCCACCAAAAGGTATATTAGACAAGTCTTACGATAAGAATAACTATATGGAATCTTGCGGAGATAAGTCCTTATTAAATATGATATTAGAGGTACAGCCTGCTTATTGTCTTTTTGGGCATATCCACAACTGCAAGGATATTATTAATGCTGGTATGCAAAAGTTAAGTATTTGCGATACTTGGTTTAGTAATGGCTCGGTTGTAACAGATGGTAGGTTTGGTAAATTAAGTAGTAACGGAAATATATTTGAAATATGAGTACAAAATTTGGAATATTAACACACGAAGTTGAACACGATAAATTAGTTGATGAAGATGGTAATTTATTATATTACATCAGCACGTCTATTTTTGAACCTGTATTTTTTAGAGGAACATACAGCAGATGGTTAACAGTCTTAGGAGAACATCTTCCAGACGATATGAAGGTATATGCTTTAGATAATACACAACAAGGTATTTATACTATAAGGGATTGTAAAGAATTTTTAAAAAAGAAGCAAATATGACAGTAGAAGAAAGACTTATAAGGTACAATCAAGAAGCTACAGATAACCTATTTGAACCTCAACCAAAAGCAGAAAAGTTCGAAGGATTTATAAGTATATTTGAAAACAAAAAAGATAATATTATGAACAAAGAAAAACAATACCTTGAGTTAATAAAGATTCAGGAACAAATAATAAAAGAGTTGAAAAAAACCAATTTGATGTACTTCTTTATAGGTATGTCAGTAGGGATTCTTCTTGCACATTTAATTTTTTTAGCAACTACAATAACAAAGTAAATTATGAGCTGTACATCACATCAAGTAGAATTAGAAAGACTGCACAAGGAACTAGAAGAGGTAAAGAAGGAAATGGAATTTTACTACTTACAAGGACACAATGACGAGACCTTAAATAGAAAATACCACAAACTATTATCAGAGATTAATGGAACAAAACTAAGCAGGTTTTAGATTATGATATATATTAAAGATAATTTCGTTGATATATCATTTGTAGATCAAATAAATGATGATCAAAATCCATTCGATAGAGTTGATACCCCAGGTAAAAGTTTTTGGGTTAAGAAACCATCAAATGAACTGCTAGAATCTGTTATCAGAAACATAGAAGAATGTGAGGGTAATAGTATAGATTTAATACTCAGTTTTATTAGGGAGGCTAGAGAGGGTCAAGATAATGATTGGAGAATACATAATGATTCAATTATAAATGGACAGCAACCAGACAGAGCTGGTGTATTATATATATCTGATGAAAAAAGTGGCTTTTTAAATGGAACTGCATTTTGGGAACACAAGATATACGGAGACAAAGTTAACGATATACGTAGCGAAGAGTTTGATAGATTGCTGAATGAAGATTCAAATAACCTAGAGTTATGGAATCTAAAAAGTATAATAGGACACAAGAAGAACAGATTTATATCATATCCTTGTGATTACTTTCATAGCAAATTCCCAAATGAATTCATAGATAATAGAATAGTATTAGTAATTTTTTATAAAATAAAATAAAATGGATAGTATAAATTTTTTAAAGAACAAAGAAGGTAGGTATCTTAATTTCAAAGATATGCAGAAGACATATTATGTTGATAGTTTTATTAACGCAACACCAATACCAAACATTAAGGATGCAATTAAACTAGCAGAACACTTTAAGTTAGAGGTTAAGAGTGTTGATGTTGAGGTGTTTAAGACGGAATACTCTAAGATAGTATCAAAAATATTAGTTGTTGGAGAGTTATTGTACAGAGAATTAAATAGATATAATGATGACCTACCAGTTATTCCAGGATTAAACAAACACGTTAGGAACGCTGTTCGCAATGCTTCAGACAAGTTAAAGGCTTTCCATAAACTATCTGATTCTATTGTAGCTACTGGTAAAGATGAGTTATTTTTCGAGGCTTCAGGAGACTTTGAGGAGTTAATGAATTGCATAGTTGATGGTCTTGAGAAAGACACTATGAAGGATTTAGTAAAAAAACTTAAGAAAAAAACTAAATAATCAAATTTTTTTATATAACTTTGACATCAAATAAGAAATTATTATGGCGAAGTATGATAGAAGATTAATAAAATCGAAGAAGATTACCATTGATGGTATTAACTTCTCGTCTCGTTTAGAAGGAACAATGTACAAACTTCTTAAGGAAAACAATATAAACTTTAAATACGAGTCAGAGAGCTACACACTTTCTGACTCTTTCATTTTCAATAATAACTACCACGCAAGATTATCATCTGGTAAAGGTGATTATATCAATCGTGGTTTTAAGAAGGTAAATGATATGTCTTATAAACCTGACTTTGTAATTAGACATAATGACTATTATGCAATCATAGAGACCAAAGGTTTGCCAACAGAACCTTATAATATGCGAATGAAGCTATTTAAAGCGATGTTAAATCGACAGAATATTAAATGTGACATATATGTTCCACAAACAAATTTAGAGTGCGTAGAAACGATTAAATTAATACTTGAAAGAATATAAAAAGAAGATATGGAAATTAAACACCCAAGACACCAAGTAAATAAGGCACTCCTAGAAAGCGAGAGAATTGTCTTAATCAATCGAATGATGAAAAAAATTAATCAAGCAACTGATTTCTTGTACGAGAGTATGGTAGACCACGAAAGAGCCTATACATTCTCTGCAATAGATAAGATACAATCTTACTGCGAGGAAATCAAGAATGACTTTGATAAATACCTGAAAAAAGATGGACAATAATATTAAAGAAAAATTATTAAATAGAGTTAGTGAGCTTTATTTAGAAGGGCAGAATATAACTCAGTCTTGCATAACTGCTTGTCGTGAGAGTGAGGTTGAGTATAACGATAGTTTGCGTAGGTTGTTCTCTAATAGATTAAAGAGTATTGGGTTATCTGAAATAAAAACCCCTATTGAGGCTTCAGGAGAGTTCGAGATGGCTAAGAATAAAGAGTTTGATAGATCTAAGAATAGATTTATTATCTCTTGGGCGCAATCAGAGACAGATGTATTCAAACCATTCTTAAAGAATATTGAGGCTTATGCTGAGTATATTGATGCTGAGATACTAATTGTTGCTGGTAGATATAAAAACCCTGTATCGTTAAGAGATAGTCAAAGCTTATCAAGTGAGGAGAAAGATAATAAGGAAATGTATTGGGATAAATCAATTACAAAGTATTTAGATGCTAATAGACACAATGTACACAAACATTTAGTTATAGCTTCTGATGTAAAGATTCAACCCACAGCATCTACACCATTGTCTGGTCTTAATTCATTAACTGGTCTTGAGAGTTGTATTTTTGGACACCCTAGAGTTCACTTCGATTCATTGCCTGTATTGGATGGATACCCAAGTAAAGTATTACTAACAACTGGTTCAATTACAAAACCAAACTATACAGACACAAAGAGCGGAAAGAAGGGTGAGTTTCATCACTCATACGGATTTATCATTGTAGAGCTTGATGGAGAGTACTTTCACGTTAGACAAGTAACTGCTTCAGAAGATGGTTCTTTTTACGACCTTGATGTATTAATTGATAATGGTATTATTATTGAAAACCAAGTAGCTGAGACAATTGTATTCGGAGACCTTCATATTGGAGACCACTGCGAAGAATCTGTAAAGTTATCTTTAGATATAGCGAGAAAATTAAAGGTAAATAATGTAATTGCTCACGATTTATTTAATGGTAAATCTATATCTCCACACGATAGTAAAAGCCCTTTTGAATTACTTAGGAAGGAAGAATCAGGATTAGATAACCTAGTTGAAGAAATATCTGAAGTTGTTGATTTCTTGGAGGAAAACTCTGATTTAGACTTTATAGTAGTTCGCTCTAACCACGATCTTTGGCTAGACAGATGGTTAAATGATACTGATTGGAGAAAGTGTAATAATAAGATGACATATCTCAAACTTGCTTCCGCTATGGCTGATGATAAAGAAGGTAAGGGTGCTTTGAATGTTATACTAAAGATGAATGGAGTTAAAAATGCTTACTGCTTAGATTTAGATGAATCATTTAGCGTTTGTGGTTTTGAGCTTGCGATACACGGACATCAAGGAGCTGGAGGCAGTAGGGGTTCAATGGTTCAGTATAAGAATCTTAATACAAAGAATATCACTGGTCATAGTCACGTTCCACGAAGAATTGATGGGGCATTATCTGTTGGAACACTAACTAGATTAAGGCTTGGATACAACAAAGGGCTTAGTTCTTGGATGAATTCTAATGTAATAATCCACCCTAATGGAAAAGCACAACATATAAATATAATTAATAACAACGTAACAACACTATGGAAATAAATAAAGCAATAGAAATGGTATCACAATTTATGATAGCTTGTGACCAAGAAGTAAAAGTAAGACCATCTAACGTAGAAGATAAGACTGCGTCTTTAAGATACAACCTTATGTCTGAAGAGAATAGAGAGTACTTTGTGGCTTGCTTACAAGATAATAAGGTAGAAATACTTGATGCCTTAATTGATATGGCGTATGTATTATTCGGTACGGTAGCTGCACACGGAATGACTGAAGAGTTTATCAAGGGATTTACTTTGGTCCACGAGAATAATATGACTAAGGTTCAAGATGATGGGAAGGTATTAAAGAATCCTGATGGTAAGATTTTAAAACCTATTGGATATACCTCTGTTAATCTAAATGCATTACTATAA